GTGTGGGTCGCCTAAGGGGTACCGCCTCTTACTCCACCGGTTAGTCACCTCAGCCCGGTGGTATTACGCCTTAGGTGAAAGCCACTATGGACGGAGCTTTATGCCACAGAAACCGCCCCTTGCTGGGCACAAGACCTACCCCGCCATGCGCGCCCTGGCGGAGCTGCTGGCGGACGGGAAGCCGCATCGGTGGCCGGACGGGGTGTCGGTGATGACCGCTAGCGCGCCGATCATCCCTGCTACAGCCTCAAACCGCATCAGAGACCTGATCAGCATGGGGTATGTGGAGCGCCAGGGTGCTGCCCCCCGCGGGCGCTATTCGCCGGACAAGGATCAGCGCACAATCACCCTCGTGAAACCGTGGGACGAGGCACCTCCGGAGCGGGCATCCGTAGACACCATCATGGCGAAGCTGGACGCCATAGAGGCGTTCTTGAGAGAGTGGAGAGCGGAATGAAGCTTAGTAAGGTGAAAGAATTCGTCTTCGGTTATCCTCGTCTTTCATGGGGTGACGTTGCGACTGGCTATTACATAGCGCCGGGTAAGCCGAACGTGGTTATTCGTGCGTGGCGTCACATGTTCGGTAGGCACCTTGATATGAGTAGTTTGACTCCCATGGGCTATGTCGATGAAACGGGGACTGAGTGAAGCCTCGCGACTCGCTGAACAGAGAAGCCCATCGACAGCGCAGACATGATCAACGGGTGTATCTGCTTAAGTTGTTCATTCCTGGCTGGGCTACCAGGGTGGAGCCGACAGTATCTCCTAAATGGCGACTCCCTCCCCGGCGACCAAGACTATGAAGCCCAAGACCAAGCTCCAAGACGAGGAACCAGACATCGTCGCCGGTGGATGTATCGTGGAGCAACCGAACCTCCTGGACATGGGCCGGTCACCGTACGATGACAGCCACCCAGAGGCCGGACTCAATGTGTGCCACATGGCCCAGATGCTTCAACCCGGGATGCCGCGTGACTGGGAGCTGATGCACACAGGCACCTTCCATGCCGCGCTGAAAGAGGTAGGCGGACAGCCAGGCGACCCTGAGCGTGTGGCCATCGTGGAGCGTCGGCACGCCGCGTTCGCTGAGTGGGTGCGCGAGCGGGTAGCGGTCGGGGCGTGGCCGGAATGAACGTCGTGCGGGGAGCGCTAGCGGGGGTCGTTGTCCTCTCGACTGTGTGCGCCGTCTTCTGGTGCTGGAGCAAGGACAGGTTCTTCTTGTCCTTGTGCGTTGTCGGTGGGGGCTCTCTTCTGGCTGCTTGGTTGATCTGAGTAGTTTGCGACTCGCACAGCGCTGACGTGCTTATAGTCCGCCTGATGTCCGGTACGCTGCCCGCATGGACAAACCAGGGGGCAGACCAAAGACCGAGTGGACAGCAAGGCTCGGTGCACCGCGGAAGGGGAGCTATGGCTCCATCCTGATCCCGGTGCGCCTCGACAACGACCCTGAGCGCGTCGTGCTGGCCCAAGTGCACCTCAGCCGGCTGGATGTTCTGATTACCCAGCTGACGAGGCTGGCCGAAGAGCTGGAACACGACAAACGGGTACGCGCACTGCGCTCAGGTCGCAAATAGCTCCCTACAGCCTGTAGAGCCCACTCATCCTTTCGGATGGATGGGCTCTTATTTTTGGTCACTGTGTGTATGGCACAGCTTTACTTTGTGCCGATCTGATCTAGCGTCGGCGGTTGAGCGAAAGAAGCGCTCCCAAACGATCGGCCGGCTGAGTGGTGGCCTAGACCCCGCTCCTCGCAGCGCAACGGGCTGATGTAGGTCGTCTACCGGGACGGCGCAAACACAGAAGTACTTTGCTAGGGAATGCCCTGGCCTCCCTTGTCATGCCTCAATGTCCGCTACCAAGTTTGCGAGAGCTGAAGTTCATTCGCAAACCTATGGACAAAACCGCTGGTCACGGCGTTACGATCAACAAACAGCTCCACGGTACAGCCCGGAAGGGCCGGTGAATCGCCCGTGGAAACGCTGTACGTACATCGGGCCAGGCTGAGGCATCATCCTCACACCTCCCTTCTGTCCATACGGTGCACGCCAACACGCGGCGAGAGCCCGCTCCGGCTACATGATCCCGGGGCGAGGGTTGGCGCGTGCATCGGTCCCCTTACGCCCTGGGCGTGGAAGGTCGCTCGACTCGACCTGGGGGACGGAGGTGTCTGGTATGGAGCTGACGCAGCTTGCCAGCAAGATCAAGGTTGGCGACTTCATCGCGGTGAACACCGATGGCAGCTTGGTCCGCGTGACCGAGCTGCCCGCGCGGGACGTGTTCTCCCAGTGCTACTACTACGTCAATGTCAAGACCGCCGATGGCACCGTTCATGAGTTCAAAGACATAGAGGGCGTGCATGGGTGGTTCTGGTGAATTCACCCAAGAAACTGCCGCATCCTGGCTGGGCGTGTTGCGATCCCAGCCAGGATCTAGCCGGCTGGATTGCGGCTCAACGGGCGCGGTTCGCTGTCGACCGGGAACGCGCACGGGACATGCGAGACCGAGGGCGGCAGTTCGGTGACATGGCACGGCGCGCGGAAGTGTGGCCCGCTCCGCATCGTGAGCGGTATTTCCGGCACGAGCGGCGTTACCACGGTGAGGCTAACGCCATCATGCAGGGAGTTTTGGTCCTGTGCGGGCACGTCGATCGCGTGGAGGCCGCGCATCCTTGGCGGTTCCCCGACGCCACAGCTACGCCCGTAGTCACTTCAGACGGAGTAATTTATGCGGTCAGCCAAGACGGCCGTACGCACTACCTCACACTGCCGATCCGCTGCACAGCGCTCCCTGAAAGGTGCCGTGTGCTATGACCGACCGGGAGTGGCTAGAGAGCATCTTGCCGAAAGCTGCACACAAGAAGATCGACCTGATCATTGAGTACTACGCCCCTGTAGACATCGGACAGGTGGAGGTCAACGGGGGGCACCTCGTAGTTGACACTGTTGAGGCGTACGGTCTGGACATCGGGCTTGACGCGAGCGGCAACGCGACCACGGTTTCCTCTCCCTACGGGCTGTTCATAGCGGACTAGGCTCGCAAACATGGCCCTGTATCGCCAGCTCAGCATGGTAGAATGTGCAAACTAGCACGCAAGGGAGCGCGGGAGCCATGACGAAGAGGGCAGGAAAGCAGATGGCTACGGACGCATGGATGCTGTTGTCAGATAAAGAGCTTGGAGCACTCAGTAAAGCGATCGGCTGGGTGCTCAATGACTATGACATCTGTGAGCGGAAGACCTTCACGACGTCTGAGCGTCAGGCGCTACTGCGTATCTACCGCAGGATCGCCGGTGGAAGATTCGAGCGGAAGGACAAGCCGTGACTTCGACCCAGCCGGAACACGTCCGTGACCGCCTGAGCGAAGACGGCGGGACCGGGTTGCACTACGACCCTGAGCGGGACTTGTACGTGGATGCAACCGGACGCGAGCCTGAGTGGCAAGCCGCTCGTCGGCGCACTGAGGAGTCTGGGTGGACTCGGCAACGCCCGACAAACTAAGCAGCAAGCAAGGACAGAGCACAGTTCGGCTCAGATATCGCTTCGACCCTAGGAGTTGAGTTCGTGTGAGTTATTGGTACGCACGCATCTGGGGTGTCGGCTACTCAACACAGGTTGAGCTGCGCGAGACACCAGAAGGGTTGGAGTTGACGGCGGACGTCGGCGACGAAGAGACAACAATCGTGCTCGATCTCGAAGGCGTGAAGCGTCTTAGGTTGGCTCTATCGAGGTACGAGCGGCTGACGGCGGCCGGCTTAGGGGTGGATGAAGAGAAAAGCTGTCATGACACTCGATGAAGCCAAGGTGCAGATCGATCTCGCCACAGCGCTAGCAACACCTAGCAAGCACAGAGCGGCCCTCCACTCCGGAGGGTCGCTCTTCTGCTTCCCCAAGGAGGGGAGCGACCCGTGAACTACTGCACGGGCTGTGGACGAACCACAGACCTGGGCCAGGCGCTCTTGTGCGCCAGCTGCTTTGACGCGTGGGCAGACGCAGCACGCGAAGAACACCGAGCGTCGGACGACGCCAACCCCTTGATGGAGGATTCATGATCACAATCAACCTCGAACAAGCCCGCGGCTTGCTGGCCCGTGCTGTGCTCACTCAGGGACCGGGGTTCGTCTATACCCCGGAGCGCGGAACAGTCTGCTTCTACGAGCCTCTTGGTGACGACTCCGCGCCTGATTCTGACCCTCGCAGCAAGACCGGGTGCCTTGTCGGCATGGCTCTCGCGCTGGCTGGCGTGGATGCGAAGCAGCTGGACGGAGGGGTTCACGCAGCACACCACACGTGGTTCGAGCGGGGGACTGTGGCCCTGTCCGAAAAGGCCAGTCGCTACCTACAAGCGGCTCAGACCGTACAGGACGGCGGGGAGACCTGGGGCCAGGCGTACGCCGCTGCTGAGCGCTTTGCATTTGGGTGTGTGGTGAAGCGCTCCGGCGACATGCCAACAATCGACGTTGACCGGGCACGCGGCCTACTCGCTCGCGCCGTGCTCACTCAGGGACCGGGGTTCGTCTACAACCCCGGTGGAGAAGGTTTCTGCGCGTATATGCCGCTCTTGGCTGGCCGCACTCGTCTGGCTGACGACCCGAAGACGCAGACTGGCTGCCTGATCGGCACGGCACTGGGGCTTGCCGGTGTCGCTCAGGAGCGCTTGGGGGAGGGCAGCATCTGCCTGTATCACGCCGAGTGGCGCAGGGACGGCATCGTCGACATCAGCCTGAGTGCGGCAGGGTACTTCTATACGGCTCAGCGGGCTCAGGATAGCGGGAAGAGCTGGGGCACGGCGTATGAGCGCGCAGAGGAGACCGTCGCATGAGGAAGTTCAAGGACGGTCAGCGCGTGCGAGTCACTGCGAAGACAGCTCTGAACAACATAGAGCCGGGCATGGTTGGCAAGGTGGTGGGCTACGTCAAGGCCACGATGTATCCCTACGAGGTGTTACTCACTACGTCTGTGAAGGTGGCAAACGGCTTCAGCGGCGACACGTACCGCTTCGCAGAGTACGAATTGGAGGCTGCACCGGCAAAGCCCAAGCAGCCGCGCGTCAAGCACAAGAACGGCATGGTGTACGCGCGGTTGACCCCGGAACAGTCGATGGCACTCTACGTTGCACTGTCCAAGTCACCTCAGCTCTTGGACGTGCCCGGCATGAATGACCTTGACTTCTACAGCGAGTCCGTTCCAGACGACAGTGAGTACCGAAAGCGTGTTGCGCTTTCACGTGCCACATACAAGCTCCTGGACACGGCATGAGGAAGTTCCGCGACGGTCTGCGTGTGCGCTTCGTGGGGATCGCGGCTGGTAGGGCGCGAGTCGATGTGGAGCCAGGCACCTTGGGGCGAATCAAGGCTTACACTGCGGGTCACCCGTACCCCTATCTGGTCAAGTTCAAGGGTCAGTCGTACCGGAGCATGTTCGTACAGTCCGAATTGGAGGCTGCACCTAAGACACCCAAACCGGTAGTGGAGAACAAGAAGGGCACAGTCCACCTACGGCTGACGCCTGAACAGGCTATGGGGGTGTACCACGCGCTTTGCCGGCTGGAAACGAACTACGGGCGTGCACCGCATAGCTACATACATGCTTTGTACATGGCCGTCACACCGGACTCGGCAGAGCGCTTGCGGCTTCTCCGCCTGGCGCAAGACACCGACAAGGCTCTCAGATGATCACGCATGAGAGCCTGACGTACCACGGCCGGGACCGGTGGGAGGAAGCCATGGTGTTCTACGGCATCCTCAGCAAGAGCAACATCCTGGGCACCGCGCTACAGCGGTACGGCGATCAACTCCTGACTGTCCCGCGTGGCCGCGACGCTGCCCCGCTGGACCGCTACGAGGGCTTTGTGTTCTGGTCCATCGTGGAGCGCACGCGAGAGGCCGGGGAGCTGGAGCTTGGCGACACCATCACCATGGTTAAGCCGGCTCACGAGAGGCAAGGCGCATGAACGCGATGCTTATCGCGGTTATCATCCTCGTAGGTGCCTGGCTGGGCTCCGGCGTGGCCGTGTTGGCGTTCCTGTTCTTCTGGTATCGGCCGGAGCCAGTGGAGGAAGAGGCTGTGCCGGTAGAGGCACCGGTAGGGCGCGAGCCTGTTCTGACTCAGCAGATGCCGGATTACTGGGCGGACTCAGGGCCAGCTCCCTCAGAGGTGGCGTTCCGGGAAGCGGGGCGTGCGGGTTGACCCCCGCACCCTGAGGTACCGGCTGCACGTCGAGCCGGCTTGGGGGACTCGCCTGTACGCCTACAGAGGACAGAAGCCGGTAGCCGTGCTGTGGTGGGCCGGCTCCGGCACGGTGCGCCGGGTACTCGTGTCCGCTCGGTTTCGCCGTAACGGCATCGCTACCGAGCTGTGGCGTAGAGCGCACAAGTTAGCGAATCTGGGCGTGGTCTCCCGTCCGCGGCACAGTGTCATCCGGTCGTTCGAGGGGGACGCTTGGGCGCGCGCTGTGGGAGGCCACGTACCCAGAACGAAGCCCGTGGACTTGACTCTTCACGGTGGGATAAGGGGGCCGAGAGAGTGGCACAGCTAATTGCCTGATTGCGCCCCGGTCGCGCTCTGTGGGGAGTGCGGCTACGAGGTTGCGAGAGAAACCCTATTCGCCAACACGTGCCGTGCCTGCCGGAAGCGGGAGCGCGCGGGCAACGTGACCTATCTGCGACGGGTGCCGACGTACCGGTATCTGTTGCCCTGCAACCACTACGTGCGCTCCTACACCAGGTCCATGCCGGACGCTGAGGGGCTGCACTGGTTCATATGCCCGACGTGCCATCGCGCGGACTGGGTGGCCGCCATGATGCTGGTGGAGACGCGCCCGCTGGACCGGGCTGGCCGCCCGCTTCAGGACCGGCGCCTGGCCGCCCGCTACGACCGGGCGCTGTGGCTGGACCGCATAGCCGATCAGATCAGAGAGCTACCCGACGCTCCGATGGAGTTCGTAGCTGGGCTTCTGGGGGTCGATGCGGCCACCGTGCGCCGAGTGGGCTTGGAGCTGGGTGCCTATCGGCCCGATGACAAACCTTGGCCAAGATCACTCCCCAGCACAGAACGTCGGGAGCCGGCATTAATATTAGAAGGGAAGCCATGAGGATCTCCCAGCTGTGGGCGAAGGTCGATGTGCCCGCCTACAAGCAGAATCACAACAAGGGGTTGGCGAGGCTCGCTCGCGCTACGCGGCGAGAGGACGCGATCAAGCGTCAGAAGCGGCTCATCGACTCGGGACACTTTGCCGCAAAGCCCGGGGGTCTAACTCCCCCCGTAGGTCTGGAGCACTTCTGATGCGCCGTCTTTACTGGCCGCTCTGGTGTGCGTGGGCAACCTACATAGGCTGGCTCACGTCACGCCCCGGATGGGTGGAGGACTGGCGTGCCAGGCATTCGCGAGTCTGAGACCTACCGTCGCGCCGTGGCCTACGGAGAGACCCGACCCCTGCCGCGCTCGGAGGTGTTCGACGAAATCGAGTGGTGGCTGGCTCACTACAAGCTATCCGGGCGCGAGATCAGCTGGACACTGATCTATGAAGCGCTAAAGCTCAGGGCGCTCCGCGCGGAGGGGCTTCGGCGAGGGTTGCCTATGCCCCGTGTCTAGGCGACCCAGTAGAGGCGCCAGAGGCACCACGTACAAGACAGGGCAAGCTACTCGGTTACGGGAACGGCTTGCCCTGATTGCTGCCTACGGAGCGTTCTGCTGGCTGTGCGATGAGGCCATAAACCTTGACCTCCGCTGGCCTGACCCTTGGTGCCTCGTCCGTGACCACGTCCTACCCCGTGCTCATGGCGGAGGTGAGGAGCTGTCCAACAAGCGCCCGGCGCACAACGTGTGCAACCAACGGAGAGGGGTGAATGAAACTCCAATGCAAACTGACCGGTGCGCCGGAACTGCGGTTCACGCCGCGCGGGCGCGAGGTCTGCATGCTGTACCTGAGCGATGAGCGCTACCCACGGGGTGAGGCATGGGGTCAGCTGGCCGGAGACATCGCGGACAGCTGGGACCTGAAGCCAGGTACCGAAGTAGGACTACTCGGCCACACAAAAACCGTTCGGTGGACGACACGTGATGGTGAGCAACGGTCCGCAGTGCACTTGGTGGTTACCGTTCTGGCATACAGGTCCGCTGGCAAGCGGCGTGTTCTCCGTGGTGAGTCGCGATGACGGTAAACACGTTCTACAAAGGATACGACCGGTGGTACCACGACGAGACCCTTGGGGACAAAGCCCCTGGGGTGAGTGCCATAAAGAACATGCTTCCCAAGGAAGCGCTGATCAATTGGTCGGCTGAGGAAGCGGCCATCTTCGCTGTTTCGAACATTCCCGCGGTTTCGGGGTTGGTGCGCTCCGGCCAAGTCGATATTGCCGTGGACATGATCCGTGATGCACACAAGCGGGCCAAGACCAAGGCCGGTGACGCTGGTACCACGGTGCATACGCACTGCGAACAACTCATGCGGGACAAGCTTCTCGGCGTGAAGAGTGCGTTCTCCGTCACGGCGGAGGAGAAGCGCTACCTAGTCCACTTCGCTCGGATCGCTCAGGCATTCAAGTTCGAACCTGTGCTTGTGGAGAGCGTCGTGTGGAACGACGAGCCGGACTATGCGGGACGGTTGGATCTGCTGACCTGGCTGACCATGCCAGACATAGAGTCGGTGCGTAATTCACGGTTCAATCCCGGGGAGCGCATCTTGGCCATAGTGGACAACAAGACCGCAGCGTCCGGCATCTGGCCGGAGACAGCACTACAGCAGACCGGCTACGCGCGGGCACAGTGGTACATCGATGCCCGCGGCGAGCGGCAGCCGATGTACCACGTGGAGGCTGCCTTTGGCTTGTGGCTCCGGCCTGAGGGTGCCGCCCTGGTCCCCGTGGACATCGGCGATGAGACCTGGGAGCAGTTCAAGCGGCTGCACGGGACGTTCTACTGGGACCGCACACAAGCCAAGAAGACGGTAGGTGCGGCTATCAGCGCTAACGCCTTGAAGCGGAAGCCAAAGATGCGCTGGGCAGGTAGGACCATGCCCACGCTGACCTAGAAAGGAGGGACGCGAGAGTGAACCATCCAGATGAGACAGAGTACGGCGAAGAGATCAAAGGTCTCTCGTGTCCCGAGTGCGGTGGGGCATTGGTCCACGCACGCGGTAACGCTTACTGCGACCACTGTGCGGCGTACGTGCCGGTGGTGGGCGCGATCGAGACCATGGAGCAGTACTACGGGGATGAGGAGTATCGGTGAAGCTGGCTATCTACCTGGGGTTCATGGCGCTCTACGCGATCAGCGCTATAGCGACCATCGCGAAGCAAGACAAGGACATAGAGACAACCCCTAGCTTGAAGGGCGCTGGGGGAGTGATCCGGGTCCTTAGTGTCGTCGCTACGCTGACACTCGCGCTGGGGGTGACGGCTCTCGCATGGTGGCTGTGACGCCACGCCCTTTTACCGGGACGAAGCGGAAGCCACCGTGCCTCCCACAGCGCGTGCTCATCATCGGGGGTCCGTACCTACCGCAACACGGCGCGTTCGGGTACAGCAACACAGGTGCGGTTGCACCTAGCGGCTACGTCGAGGTGTCCACGTACGTGCCGTGGGAGGGGACGGCTGTCGTGTCCGTGCAGCTGGCCCTCCGGCCAGACGAAATCATCCCGTGCGAGCCAGAATGGAGCCACGTTTGACGACCTACATCCTTGCACCTACGGAGCAGTCAGCACGCGTCTTCGCTGAGGAGCGCGGTTGGCATGGCTACGTGGTCCCTATTCTGAACGCCAGTGACTTCCGCGGTCGGAAAGTCGCGCCAACCGACAACGTGTATGTAGCGGAGGGGTTCGGAGCACTGGCGGCAGGCGAGCGAGCGGCCATCTGGGAAGCGCTCCGGACAGCGAGAAGCACCCATGCGGGGCAGTCAACCGACATGGTGTCACCGTAAGGCGTGCCCGGTCTGCAAAGCCTGGCCATGGAGGATCTACGACGAATTCTTCTCGCTAGTCAGCGGCACGTGGACCATGCGCGAGCGTTGGCGGCTAAGGCGTGAAGCCAAGAAGCTGTAGGGACTGTGGCTCCACGACACGGAAGCTCGACTACCCCGGGCCACGGTGCCTCGCCTGCCACCGGGCAGCCAAGCGCGCCCGCTCAGAACGCGCGCACGGCCAGCGGATCGAAGCCACCTACGGGATAAGCGAAGAGGAATACCAAGCGGTCTACGAGGCACAGGGGAGGCGCTGTGCTATCTGCCAGCGAGCAACGGGGGCTAGTAGACGGCTGAGCGTTGACCACAACCATGGGACCGGCGAGGTACGGGGGCTTCTCTGCCGTCCGTGTAACAACACCCTGGGCTTGGCGAGGGATGACCCAGGGTTCTTTTTGCGTGCCGTTGGCTACCTGGCCAACCCGCCAGCACGCGGCGTACTACAGGGGGAGAGATGACACAACTACGACACCTCATCGACCAAAAGAGCTACGGCGCGCTCATGGGACTGCACCGCAAGGAGCGCGCCGTAGCTCGCAAGGAAGCGGAGCGGTTGGCGGAAGTCGCGCGCAAGAAGGCACTGGCCGCCAAGTTCGCCGCGGTGCATCACGCCGTGCCCACGGAGGACCGGGAAGATGCAGCCGCCTAAGGTCCCACCGCGTGACCGGCTGATCTGGGCAGGGGTAGACCTAGACGGCACGCTGGCTAAGCCTGTGTGGACGCCCAGCAACCCCACCGCGGAGATAGGTGAGCCGATCTGGGACAACGTGTGGAAACTCAGGGAGCTGAGCGCGGCAGGCTTCAAGCCCATCATTCACACGTCGCGAGCCTGGACCGACTACGAGGCTATCGAGGCGTGGCTAGAGCACTACGCCATGCCGTTCCGGGAGATCCAATGTGGAAAGCCGCTCTACGCCATCTATGTGGATGACCGTGCGCGGCATGCTGAGGCTGAGTCATGGCTGCCGTGACTTTTGCGGACGACGCGTATTGGTGGTTGTACAACTACACCAACTTTGGATACGCCTTCGGGTCCCTGTCCCCAGCTTGGGTGGCGCGTCTCTATAACGTCCCGCCCACGGTGTTGGGTGAAACCTCGGCAAGTGGCTACAGGAAGGAAGCTATGTACCACGGAGATCAAGAGCGCGCCTGGCGCGAGAAGATAGCTGCGGAGATCCGAGCGGTGCAGCACAGCGCGCTTAGTACCCCCAGCGCGTTACGTGACCACATTGCACAGTTGGTGGAAGACGGCCCGATCGACGTGACCAAGCCGGTCACGCTGTACACCTCAATCCACGATCCACGGATCAAGGCTGCGATGCGGGCAGCGCGCCCTTATACAGCCATGGAAGAGACCGGGCTTGGCAACATGGTGCGGCGTGCGCTCATCGCGGCTCAGGAAGCGGTCCAGTAAGTGTCGTACGTAGACCAAGAGTACGTCTTGCGCAAGAAGATAGCTGCTGAGGTCAGAGCACTCGGCTCGGCTTACGTTTTTAGTATTGACCGTATGTCGCTTGAACGCGTCGCACAGGTGGTGGAAGACGGGCCAATAGACGTGACGAAGCCGGTCACGGTGTACACCACAGTCCGCGACCCACGGATCAAGGCTGCGAGGCAGGCGATGCAGCCGTACATCACCGGTGTCTCAATGACCACGCTTGGCAACATGGCGCGGTGCGCGCTCATCGCGGCTCAGGAAGCGTCGGATGGCGTTCGATGAAGCCGCACCGGATGAGGTCAAGTACCCGAACCGCTACATGATGGGTCAGCGTCCACTGTCGGAGTCCGTGGCCAGGGAGGCACGCTTACGGCAGGTGCGTCAGCAAATCGAGAAGGCTGAGAAGGCTGAGGAGTCTGCCAAGACGGTCAGCGTGCCATGGACCACAAAGGACTCTGGCGCTCGTGAGTTCTACGACTCCGGCATGGTGCGGGACACAGAGAAGGGCAAGCCTCGCTTCGACCTTCTCTGGCCTGAGGGGGTTCCGTACAGCGCCCAGTACCTCACGCGGTGCGCGGAGCTTATGGCCCGCGGGGCAGAGAAGTACGGCGATCGTAACTGGGAAAAGGGTACCGGCGATGTGGAGCTGCGGCGCGCTGTGTCGTCCGCGCTTCGCCACCTGCATCAGTGGGTGGCCGGTGAGACAGACGAGGACCACGCCGCGGCTGTGTTCTTCAACATCATGCAAGTCGAGACGCTGCGCTACAAAGCACAGGTCAACCAACAAGAAGGGGGCCAGTAAATGGCTAAGAAGACCATCGCTCCGGCGACTATCAGCGAGGTTCGTACGTGGCTGGTGGAGAATGGCTACAAGGTAGGCGCCCGTGGCCGGATCTCCGCTGCTCTGAAGGCAGACTTCACCAAGGAGACTAAGCGGAGCGTCGCCTGAGCATGGCGACAGCCACACGTCGCAAGGTTGCTGCGAAGCCGGTAGCGGAGCCAGAAGAGAACCTTCTGGACGACATGGAATCGCCGGAGCCTGACGACGATGACGAGTCGTTGGATCTACTGGACGAGATCACGGAGGATGACGGCCGGGCGTGGTACCCGTGGGAGGATGAGGAGCACCCCCAGGGCGTACAGGTCACGGTGACCACTGTCGACAAGGTCTCCCGTGACTCTGACTACGTCAAGCCAGGGGACGACCCGTACGCGCCCTTCATTCAAGGTGAGGACTCCGAGGGCACACTGTGGAGCTTCCGGGGCTACTCCACCGTGATGGCGCGGCAGATGCAGAAGCAGATCGACGCTGGCTTGAAGGCCGGAGATCTGTTCGCCGTCAAGTATCTCGGTGAGTTCCACAAGAATGCGCCCGCCGTGAAGGATAAGAAGGGTGACTACCCCAAGGGCACCTATCACAATGTGAAGAGTGCGGCGCGCATCAAGTAACAACTCGGGGAAGATCCGCTGATCAGGTGAGTTTGTCGGGAGCGGATGAAGTGCGCGATGGGTTAGGCGCACAGGGGATGTAGGCCAACAGATAGAGCCGCTGGTAAGAATCCGGTGTGTTGTGGGTGCAACTCCCGCCATCCCCACTGTCGAAGGGAGACAGGATGTTAGTAAAAAGCTATCACCGAGACGTGACACACGTCGTGGTCTTGGAGCTAACCAAGACGGACCTGGCGGAGCTTAGCCGCCATCAAAGAAGCCTTCCGTCGAGCACGCTCGACACAGCGTTCTACCGACTGGCAACTGCCATCTTGAACGTCGTTGATCATCCTAGTGAGGCACCATCGGACAACTAAAGAGCTGGGAGTGAGCCGTGAGCGTAGTCCGTGAGTGGCTTGACTTCCTCTACAAAGGAAGCCCCGGTTTCTTTGCACTGACGCCCTTCAAGAATGGACGCCCGGTCCGCACAGTCTGGTACGGGACGGACCCAAAGAGCTTGGCCAGGGCAGCTAGAACGATCGAGCACCACGCCGCTACCCATGACCTGTACGTGTCCGTGGCCACCCACAAGCGGATACCGGAGTCGGGGCGTGGCTCCGGCAAGACGGTCCAGTCCATTCCGGGTTTCTGGATGGATCTCGACGTGGGCACCGCGGGGCACAAGCCCGCGGAGCTACCCAACCCACCGGACGAGGCAGCTGCCCTGTCCGTCCTTCAGGGTCTCCCGGAGCCGTCTGCCGTCGTGCACTCCGGCGGCGGCCTTCAGGTTTGGTGGAAGTTCGCCGAGCCTTGGGTGTTCGATGATCCCACCGACGCGGCGCGTGCGTCCGAAGCTTGGCATCGGATGCTGGCTCAGCGCGCTGAGGCCAAAGGGTTTCACGTCGATGCGGTCGGCGACCTACCCCGCATTCTCCGGGTACCCGGTACGGAGAACCACAAGCTAGACGAGGCACGCCCGGTCACACTGCACAGCAACGGCGGACCACGACATTCAACGACGGAGCTAGCGGCTCTGGGCACGCCCTTGGAGGACGTTTACGCCGAGCACGGGCTCTCACCTACGGATGACCCCCTGGGCTCCTGGGAGGACATCCTAGAGCCGCACGGCTGCAAGAAGGTGGGCACGCGGGAAACGGACGGCGCTGCCCTCTGGCAGCGACCGGGCAAAGACCCGCGCGAGGGACACTCGTTCGTCACCGACCCGTACGGCGTACCCGTGCTGGTCAACTTCTCCGCGTCGTGGGGACTACCCACCGGGCCGAACCAGCGGCTCACAAAGTTCAAGGTTTGGACACAGCTCAACTTTGATGGGGACAGCAAGGCCGCCAAGGCAGCGCTCCGGCGCCTGGTCAAGGACACTCCCTCCAAGCTCGCCGAGATTGCGGAGCGGTTCGCGGGCGCGCGCATTGACTGGGCAGCACTGTGGACCGAAGAGGACTTGGAACCGGAGTGGTTGGTGGAGCCGCTCTTGGAGCGCGGGCGGCAGATAGCTGTGTACTCCGATCCCAAGGCCGGCAAGTCTCTCCTGATGCATGAGCTTGTACCCGCGTTGGCGCTGGGGCGTGCTGTGGTTTCCAATCCGGCGCGTGATCCCATCACTGTGGTTTACATCGACGAAGAGAACACCAAGAAGGACTTACGGGAGCGACTGTGGAAACAGGGATATGAGGGCGCCACGTTCGACCGGCTGGCCTACTACACGTTTCCGAACCTGGCCTTCCTGGACACAGAGGAAGGTGCACGTCAGATCTACGCGTTAGCAAAGGTCAACGGCGCTGATCTCGTTGTGCTCGACACACTGTCACGCATGACCGAGGGGCTAGAGAACGACAATGACACGTTCAACGCCTTTTACAAATATACCGGCGTGCGCTTGAAAGCCGATGGCATCGCGCTGGCCAGGCTTGACCACACTGGGAAGGACCGTGCGAAGGGCATGCGCGGGGCAGCGTCCAAGGCAACTGATGTCGATGAGGTGTGGGAGCTGCACTGCGACAAGGACGAGGCGGACCTGGTCACCCTGACGCGTACGCACTCACGGTCGTATCACGGAGAGTCCACCGTGCCGATGCAGCGAATAGGCAACCCGAAGCCTGGAGCGGATGACCCGACAAACGACCCTGCCGTACGGCTCCGCACGGTGGTCTTGAGCGAACGAGGAGGGAGCCCTTCGTGAACAGTGGCGCTACGGAGGAGTCCAACGACTCCCTGACAGTTGACCAGTACGACTACTCCTCAGTCTCCATGTTGGAACGGCTGCTCAAGAAGTTCGGCAATCATCGCAAGACGTGTGGCTGCTTCATCTGTCGCACGCTGACCGATGAAGACCGGGCCTTCTTGGAATGGTTCCTTGCGCACTCTTAGCCATCCACTGGGGACGGTTCACGTTCCCGGGCCTGATGATCGGCTCGACGCCCTGTACCGGCTACGGGAGGGCACAACGTGGTGGGCGGCTGACACGGAGACCCAGGGGCTCCGGATGTACGCCGGAGACATGGTGCGTATCGTTCAGGTGGGGACTGCTGACGAGGCGTGGATACTACGCCCCGAGTGGCACGCTCAGGCGATCGCGGACATGACCGCAGAGGCGTACTGGCACAACGCGCCATTTGACGCCCAGCACCTTGAACAGTCCATGGGGCTCGACTGTGACGAGACGATGGCCGGAGCGCAGGACACTGAGGTTCTGTCGAGGCTCCTGGACCCTCGTCCCCCCCAAAAGGGCGGCATCGGGCACGGGCTCGGCGCGTGCGCCGCGCACTACCTAGGGCTGCCGTGGGCCAAGAAGGAAGCCCGCACGGCCATGGTGGAAGAGGGCCGGAAGCTCAAGATAAAGGCTGCGGACATCTGGCGGCAGCTCCCGGTAGACAACGAGCCGTATCTGATCTATGCCGGACAAGATGTCTTCCTGACTGCGCGCCTGGCGCCAGTGCTCTCCGCTGCTGTGGCCGCGCGAGGCATGGCGAAGTTCGCCAGGTTTGAGAAGGCGCTAGCCGGACGCATCATCCAGATGCAGCGCAAGGGCATGGCGTTCGATCCACAGTGGGCTAGTCGCTCGGAACAGCAGTTTGACCACCTGGCCTATGACGCTGAGCACGAGTTAGAGAACACCTGGGATGTCGTCAGGACAGCTACGTACGCCTCCACCTCCGCCAAGTCGTTGGTCCGGCGGTTCGAAGAGCTGGGGGTCAAGCCCTGGCCGAAGATGACCGCCGGTGGGAAGCGCGGCATACCACAGAAGAGCCTTGACAAAGAGGTGCTAAGTGCGTTCGCGCTCATGGATGGCGATGTACGCGAGCTTGCTCAAGCGGTCTTGGACGCCAAGCGGAACAAGCACTACGGGGACTACATCCGCGGCATGCGGGACAACTTGGGCCGAGACGGACGGGTACACCCGAACGTGCGGCCTATGCAGGCTGCGACAGCGCGCATGTCCATATCAGACCCTCCGCTACAGCAGCTCCCGCGGCAAGACAAGCTCATCCGAGGGTGCCTGATCGCGGAGCCTGGCGAGACTATCCTCTGCGTCGACTACGCACAGGTTGAGTTCCGGGTAGCGGCTGCTGTGAGCCAGGATAAGGGGCTGATACAGGCCATCCTTGACGATGAGGATCTGCACTCGATCGCTGCCACCGCGATGTACGGGCCGGGCTACACCAAGGAACAGCGCAACGTCGGCAAGGGTGTGGGCTTCGGGTACATCTACATGGGACGCGCGAAGGGCATCCGACAGCAGATGATCGAGGCGTACCCGGAGAACACGCCATCGCTGGCCAACATCTCAAAGGCGCTCCGTGCGCTACACATGCGCTTCCCTCGGGTTGCTGCGTGGGGCAACGGTGTCAAGCGGAAGATCGATGCGGGCAACAACCTTTTGGTGACTGCCACGGGTCGACAGCTCTTGGTGGACCTCCCGCACGCTGGCCCGAACTACGCGATCCAATCTCCGGCGCGAGACATCTTCGCTGCTGGGATCAACGAGATTCACAAGCGGGGGCTTGGTGACATGCTCCGGCTTGTGGTCCATGACGAGACCGTGCTCAGCGTGCCCGCCAAGGATGCGGAGGAGATCTCTCGCGAGGTGGCTGACGCAATGTCCACTGTGTTCAAAGGCGTGCCGATCGTGACTGAGGCGGAGATCAAGGGGGAACGGTGGACAAAGTAAGGCTTGTGATCGAGATAGATGAGCGGGATGCCGCGGACTTCCTACCTGGCACCACGCTAGAGATTGAGGTCTTACACCAACCCGGAGGCTGCACCGGCTACGGCTGCTGGGACGCCACGGTACTGGGGGAGGAAGAGTGCAGTTCCAAGACGGTAGAGCCTGGCTCGACGCCTGCCCCTGGTGTGACAACACCATCGTCCTAGCGCACTGCTCCGGGCTGAGGCTCCGGCTCTGCCGCTACTCCGTGCCGTACCGCGACGCGTTGGTCCTAGGCCGGTACTCACGCATCGTCGTGAACGTCTGGCGCGGTGAGTCCCAGCTCTACTGCACTGCTTGGTTTCCCCCGGGGAAGCCACCACGCGGACGGCTCTACTCAGAACATCTATGCGGCATAGCCAGAAGGGGTCTATGAGAATACTGCACATCGATATAGAGACTGCGCCGAACATCGCGCACGTCTGGGGCTTGTGGCAGCAAAATGTATCGCTCTCCCAGCTTCGCGAGTCATCGTGGATGATGTGTTTTGCAGCCAAGTGGCACGGTGAGCGGAAGGTCAACTTCTGGCGAGCCGATGACCCTGACATGCTCGCCGCGGCACACGAACTGATGTCCGCGGCTGACGTGCTCGTGCACTACAACGGCAAGCGGTTCGACGTGCCGACGCTGCACAAGGAATTTCTGCTGGCGGGTATGAAGCCTCCGGCACCTTCGCAGCAGATCGACCTCTTGGAAGTCGTCAAGCGTCGCTTCCGTTTCCCGTCCAACAAGCTGGACTACGTGGCCACGGCGCTTGGGATCGGATCGAAGGTCAAGCACGAGGGACACGAACTCTGGGTCAAGTGCCTGGCTGGCGATGACACGGCGTGGCGGACGATGGAGCGGTACAACAAGCAAGACGTGCGTCTACTAGAGACGCTTTACCTAGCGCTCCGGCCCTGGATCACCAACCATCCGCACACCGGGCTGTTGGCTGACGACACAACCGTGTGCCCGAACTGCGGTGGTGAAGATCTCCGGCGAGAGGGGTACGCGTTCACGGCCGTGGGAAAGTTCCAGCGGTACCAGTGCCGTGGGTGTGGAGTGTGGACGCGTTCCGGACGCTCCCTCATACGCGCGGATCAGAGGGGAGTTGCGGCGTGAGTAAAAAGACGCAGCACCATTGGTGGTTTCTCGGGTTTGACCGCTCGAATGAGTACAGCCGGTTCTTTGGGCTGGGCTTCGTTTGGACAAAAAACGATGACGGTCAGCAAGTGGACCTAGTTCTTGGCCCACTGTCCTGGGCTTGGGAGCGTGTCGCGACGTGAGACTAGGCAGGCGACTCAGCGTCTCATTTAAGTGGTACGACTTCTGGGTGGGAGCGTACTACGACGATACGCCCATGGGGCGAAAGCTATATGTGTGCCCTGTTCCCATGGTGGTGTTTGGTTGGGACTTTGACTGATGAGTGACGACGGCACGATGACCCCCACGCGGTTCATGTGCTTACACCCAGAGGTCGGCTACAGCCTGTTGGCCGCGGAGCACACAGACCCGGTGGAGCACCGAGTGTTCTACTTCCTGCGCACAGCTCCCGGGGTCCAGTACTACCGCATCACGAGCTTTATTCCTTCAGAAGCCAAAATCATTAGTCCAGATGGGACGGTTCTTAGTGCCTAAGAAGACAGTCGAGACCTTGACGGTCGCAGAAGCCAAGGAAGAGTTCGAGCTCCGCAAGCTCGCCGCGGAGACGCTGAAGGCGGAACTTGAAACCCGCAAGCTGCGCTCCGAAGTGGAGTATCTCGACACGAATAACGAGGCACGTCGGGTGCTGAACCTGGGCACTGTCGATGACCACTCAGCGCGATACCTGGCCGAGAACGTTCGGCGGTACATGGCCGTTGGTGACGTCAAAGAGGTCACGCTGGAAATCAACTCGCCAGGGGGCTACGTGCTGGCGGGCTTCGCGCTCTACGACTCCCTTTTGGAGGCACGTGCCGCGGGGCTCAAGATCACTACGAAGTGCTACGGCTACGCGGCCAGCATGGCTGGGGTGATGATGCAGGCCGGTACGAAGCGCATCATGACTCCCAATTCCTGGTTCATGGTTCATGAGATGAGCGCGGGAGCCATCGGCAAGTTCTCTGAACTGCAAGACGAGGTGGACCTTGTCTCGCGCATGATGGACCAGGGGCTAGCGATTCTCGCCGACCGCTCGACGCTGAGCCAGAAGCAGATCAAAAACCGGGCGTCACGCCGCGATTGGTGGATGTCCGCGGCAGAAGCGGTCAAGTATGGGTTCGCCGACAGCATCGCCTGAGTTCGAACAGATCAACGTCCCAGCCAAGGAGTGGACACCAATTCCTGGTACGTCGGTGGAGGTCTACTCCGGAACCAACGTATGCGGCGTGACGTTGCTCGTGCGACGAAAGGCTGAGCCGGGTTTTGAGCACGGCATCCTCTGGGAAGAGGGCGGGCAGCTCGGGTACGCGAAGTGTTCGCCTGACTGCACCTTGCAGATCGTGCGGCCAGGGAAGGTCCAATGTGACTGTGAAGGACCGGGGGAACCGTCATTAACGTACAGCTAAACGAACCGGAGGTTCAGCGCCAGATAGAGGCTCTGCACAAGCTCCGGGTTGCCGAGACCATGCGCCGGGTGTGGTTCCTGCGGGCCATGAAGCGGCTTGGCAAGCCAGCGACGCACGGTGTGAACCGCGTGGCTACGGCGAAGCGACGCGCGGCCAGGAAGGCTCGACGTGCGGCAAGGTAAATGGGAACACGCAACGCGCGGTAGCTGGGAACACGCAATGGAGCGTGCCCGGTGGTGGGCATACGTGACTGGCACACGTCGCAAGGTCTATGGGTATCAGAACACGCTTGGTGGCAAGTGGCAGTTTAACTGGAAAAGAGTCCTATGAGGCAGCGTGGCCCCAAGCTGACCGAAGACGAGAAGTTGGCCCGTGACCTCAGGATGCAAGCGTGCCTGAACTTCCTGCGGATGGAGCGCGTCTACCGGGCGGCCCAAGAGCACGGATGGGTAACCATCCCTTGGCGCGATTTTGAGACGTACGCCTGGATCTTCGACTACCCCACGCGTGTTGAGTTCGCCTATCCGGAGACCGCGGACGATGACGGGCAGCCATTGACGTTTGGCCTGTACAGCTTCGTGGAGCTGGCCGAGTGGGGCGATGTCCGAGCCAGGCGGAGGGGGGACTTCAGTGCCGGAGGCTAGAGAAGTATTAGAAGACCTTCCTCCGATGGATGAGGATGGAGTAAGGCTGACTGTAACCCTGCTGCACGCGGGGAAGGTCTACGGAGCGGCGCTACATCTGTCCTCTGAGGAGCTGTACCAGACGCGCCTTGGAGCGCGTGACGCGCTGGCACATGGGGTCCGCAAGCTTGGTGTTGAACTAATTGACGGATGGGTGAAACAACAGTGACCGTATTTGATGACGTGCTCGATCGGGTCTTCAAGGAGCACGAGCGCGCCAAGGCCAAGCACGGGATAGACCACGTGCCGTCGTGGCACAAGATGTCCAACCCGGACCGGCTCGTGATCGTGGTGGAGGAGCTGGGCGAGGTGGCGCGCGCCATGACGTACGACGAGGGCAATGTAGACAAGCTGATTGAGGAGCTGATCCAGCTTGCCGCGATGGCGGCAGCGTCAGCCGCGGGGGTGTTGAAGCTCCAGCAGCTCCGGCGCATAGAGAGTGCGCAGCCCCCCGCAACTAGGCGAGCGTCCCTGCCGCCCCTATTCGTCCCCACCGCTTCCTAAGCGCTATGCCTAGACGGAATCGCCGCTACGAGCGGATGTCCAAAGAGGAAGCCGCCTTCTGGCGGCAGCGTGAGCGGGACGAGGAGCCCAAGCACGAGCGGAAGCCAAGGCGGCCTAAGCGGGAGGCAAAGTGACACGCGGGGAGTGGGTACAGGCACGCTCCATGTCCGAACTGACGGGCGCGCTGGCCAAGCTGTCAGCGCTGGGGCTGGACGCTGATCGCGACGGTTACCACAGTGGTCGCTTCCGTGTGGAAGTTGTCATGACCAGCGATGGCACCGATTGTCTGCCCGATAGCTACCCTTCGCAGCCAGTAACGCGGTTGGTGCACTTCCGCGTCTTTGTTCCGGGGAGGATCAAAAGGCAGATCTTGCGTGGTCTCGAATCCACCGACATACGCCACACTCTCGGTGTCACAAAGTGAGTGCCTGGCGCCGGGAAATGCGGTGGTGGCTGGCTGACCTCTGGCTAGGCTTGCGGATTGGCGCGGTGCCGCTTGGGATCGCGTTCGGCACGCTGATCCTGGTGTGGTTGGTGGTCTGGCTGTGAGGCTGTGGAAGCCGCCCGCGGAGCGAACCAAGGACCGAGTCAGCGGGCGCCAGGTCGAAGGGTTCACGACAGCCTCAGCGACCTGTGCCTGTTGCCAGCTGAGGCAGCACGTCTACCAGTTCCAACGGCGCCCGGACGGCGCGCGGGACGTCGGGACGTGCATCGCGTGCAAGCGGGATTGCCGGTACGCGAAGACCTGCCGCTTGGGCGTGGTCCATCGTGATGGGGCAGCGCCATCCGATCCCATCGGGAAACGTAGCGCTCAGGCGCCCACGCTGGCTCTAGTTCAAGCATGGGTCGTCCCTCCGGTAGGGTAGCCATGTTGATCAAGCTACAGAGGCTCCTACAGACACAGACAGCCCCCTACCTGACGCCTTGTGGGCGCCGGGTAGGGGGCTGTTGTCGTTCCCTCGGTGAAGGGGGCTACATCAAGGGACGCACCGGGTTGGCCGGACTACTCGAAACCGTTGGTGAGGTGAACGGACTCGACCCCCGGATCGGAGACGTCGGGCACGGGAGCCGGCTCAGCAGGAACCTCAGCCGGCTCCTTGGTGTTCGCCACGCCCCACACGAAACCGAGAGCTGCCAGAACGGCCGATCCAACCGTGATCCATTCGGTAGTGGAGACCACGTTATCGACGAGTGCGACCTGTAGGGAACCGAGACCAGCGACTAGGGCCGCAACGATAGACTTCGTGTACTTACTCAGCATCACGGCTTCCTCAGCGCAGCGTCGTAGGAAACCAGGGCGGCGTACTCTGCCGCGGAAGCGGCTTCCTTCGGAGTTGGCTTGCCCATGTCTTCCCACTCACCGAAGAGCAGAGCGCGGATAGTGCCGTTCTTCCATACACCGAAGATGACCGCAGACGCCTTCGAATACTTGATTACAGAGCGGAGTTCGTCAGGCAGGGGAGTCGGGGCAGTCATTATGCCTCCTTTACTAGTCGCAGGATGACAGGGCGTCGATAGGGAATCGGCACAGGAACCGGCTTCGGAGCCGGCACGGGGACTGGTACAGCAGTGGAGAGCCCCACCAGGGCGGCATTAAGCCTCTTGAGCTGATTCCGGTCACAGTCCGCACCACCGACGCGGATGCCATTGAGAATCTGCCGGACGTGGGCACGAGGGTCCCAGACTCCGTAGCTCCAGGCGTACGTCTGCCAACCCCAGTAGCCATGATTGAGCGCGTCAGTGACCGCACGGTGGCCGCCGTAAACCCCGACGCGGTAATTCGGAGAGAGGGCCGCGTTTGCTGCGGCCCAGTAAGCGCGGACGGTAGGGAGCTGAGACGCACTGACATCCCAGTCCGCTGAGAACCAGCAGACGGTACCGTTCGGCACTCCGATGGCTTTCATCTGGCGCTTGGCTTCGGTCGCGTCAACTCTGCCCCCGGAGGCTCCGCGGAGCTGATCGCTGGTATCAAACTCCCAGTTAAGCCCGATTGCAAAGCCCTTGGCCCGAAGCGCGTTGTACTCTGACTTGCTCAGGACTTTGCCGTTAGGCAGCCAGCTGAGATATCGCATCACGAACCGGTAACCAGATGCCCACATTGTATTGATCGGTGGGTGCGACCATGCGTAGTCCAAACCGTACTCACCAACTACGTGCCCCATTTAGACCCTCCCACTCATTTGGTGTATGTGATCCGCATTTGCGGGACTGGGCTACCGGAACCGACACCACCGAAGTAGCCGTAATAGGTGCTCGAACTACTCGGTGCCTGTAACGCTAATGCCTTTGCTGAGCCGTCCCTGAACCACTGGCCGAACGAGTTCGGCAGGGTGACCCACTTTCCTCCGCCACCCTTGTCCGCTCCCTTAAATGTCGCCGATGCCTTCTGGCTGTGTGACAATCCGGGGAGCGAGCCTGGCTCACTGGTATTTGTGGACGTGCCGAAGTAACACGTCATGCCGTTATTCCAATAGGCATGCAGGCAGTACAGCCACACTTCGACCTTGTTGATAGTGGAGCCAGCGAGGGTGCTCTGAACGCTCGTCGGCATACCCACTAGCGCTGTCTGCCGGCCGTTGAACGAGTCCGCGTAACCGACGAATAGCCGGTTACTGTCGGTCCTCTTCGCACCGTTCTGCCTGTACGGTTGAGACCATGCAGCCGCCCACGTCGTTGAGCGTGTCTTAGGCTGCGCTGGTGGTGGTGGGAGTGGTGTACCTGACCCTCCACCAGCTGGTGCCGTTGTGACGATTTCCCGGATCGTGCCGTCAGGCTTGCGGATGCGAAGACGGTTGTCGTTGTACATCCAGAAGTTGCCGGCCGTATTCGGGTCAGGGTCGGTATCCAGGAACGGCAGGTAAATAGTGCGGGTTTCCAGAGCACGAATACGCGCTTCCAAGCGCCGGATGTACGCTGCGACATTGCCCTCGGGCGTGGTCTGTTCCCAGAATGGTTGCCCCATTGCTAGTCGCTTACATCCGGGAGTTGTACGTCAGCCAGGTCCACCGTGAGCACGGCACTGTCTGCCGCACTACCAAAGAAGTGCAGAGACCGCTCTGTAATCCTGGCCGCGGGTAGGTCCATGTCAAAGAATGCGTCGGTGTAGATCAGACGCACCCTATCGCCAACTCCGTACTTTTCAGGGTCGATGCCCGTTGTTCCCCCCGAAGGAAAATAGACGCGCACCGACATAAAGTTGGTGGGAACCGCGCGGCTCTGGCGCTCTTGCTGTGCGTGGTCCGCCAGGCGTGATGTCGAAGAAACAGTGGAGTAATTCGTCATCGTCTCGCGCAGTAAGGACAGTCCATCTGCGACACCGGGATCTTCGTCATATGCCATTACCTGAGAAGGCGGCTGCCCTGTGCCCGTAGCCCACACACGCGAGCGACGGTCCGCGGCAGTGTTCTCAATCGCACTTTCGACGGACATGTTTCCTCCGTCCGGCGTCTTCCGTAGCACGATGGAGGGTGTGCTGCTGCCACGCTGTGGGTAGTAGAGCACCAACCACAAATCGACGTGACCGAGCTGGCCCGCGTTGCGTGGCTCAATCGTCCATTCAAATCCGCTGCTGCGTTGTGCCATGCTGTCGATCTGGTCACCAGCGTAGGTGAAGTCCGTACCTCGGAAGTTCAGGTCACGCGGATACCCCGATACTTCTGAGCCAACATGGATGATCGGCGTGCCAGACGTTGCGGTAGCCTTGACTACAATGTCGCGCGCAATGGTCAACTGCTCAACGTTCGTGTAGCCGTAAACGATGTCAACTACTGGGTTCACCGCGGAGTTAGGTCCCAAGTAACGCGTGTACAGCCAGCCTTTCCACGACTGTGCCGTCACCGTGAGAGTCTGCGTCTTCGGGTCCCAGGGTGCTGAAACAACAGGGCCGCCCCAGAGGAGCTGATCAGGTGTCTCTAGGTAAATGGCTGTGCTGTCTAGTCGCGTCAATTCTTGCAGCCGGTCAGGTCCCTGTGACTCCCTAATGGACGCCTGGCCGGTCAGTGTTCCAACACCCTTGACCGAGTCTGTCACTGCAACATTCTGAAGGTCGATGTATCCGATCAGGTCCCCACTGAGGACATCGCAGACGCGGAAACGCCAAGATGTAGTAGCCACCTGTTAGTACTGTTCCATGAATTCGACGTGGCTGCCCTTTTCCATGGTGATAGTTCCACTGGGACCAAGCCCCTGTGCGAACTGAAGTTGCAGCGTACCCGCAGTGTCGCTCTGAAATGATCCGTGCAGATTATAAATAGCTAGGTCGGTGTTGGCGCCGGGAGGTGCTATCGTGCCTGTGAACGCAGAGGCGCGGCCGTTGAATGTGTCTATAGCTTTCATGCCATAGAGACCCCAGTATGTGTCAGCCGCGGCAGTTCCCGAATATGTCCACTTCCATGCACTAGCCGCGGTTGAGTTGGTAAACATCATCACAGCGCCACGGATCGAATACCGCGTGTTGGCCAGGTACGGAAAGGAAAACCCCGACACGTTGGCCAGCGCGGTAACAGTGCTGGTCATGTTGGCGGCCAGGTTGCGCCGGACAGGTTGCCAGAGATGCCATGCCGCGCCCTGGTAGATGTACCAGAACTTGTTGTCCAATGTGTACGCGCGCTCACCCTCGTACGCGGTCACGGGCAACGAGGCATAGTTAGCTACAGGCGTGTGGCCAAGGTTTGCTACGTAGGGCGCCTTCCACGTGATGTCGGGCGCGGTGAACTGTGTGTAGCCCGCGCTGATTAGCACGTCGGCGACGCGTAGCCACCCACCGGGCACATACGCGCCACCACCGGATTGAAAGTACGAGTCAGGCCGGGCGGCAGGGGAACCCGACACCACGCCCTGGACGATGTCCCAGGAAGCTCCGGCTGCACCGGGGATCGTTCCGTACTGCGGGTCAGCCACACGGAGGATGAGCGAGTCAATGCGGGACGTCGAGCCCGGGGCAGCTGGCCACGACAGCGTCTCTGATGCTTGCGACCATGCGAAGTAACTGCCCTGAAGCGTCGCCTCAGGACCGTCCACCATGGCACCACCGGCGGCCACTGTCACCTGAAGCGCTGCGGGAACAGATGCCACGTTGAAGCCACCGACGCGCGTCACACCAGGTCGGGTAAATACATGCTCCGTGAAATTCCGGTAAAGCTCAACGGGGTGCTGAACCAAGGACGTGTCGGGGTTCTGCGCAACTGCGAGTGGGATTGCTTGCAAAGCCATAAGTTCACTCCCTCATTCCCACGTAGACCGCGCAGACAAAGACACGTTCGCGTTTGGGTCATATTCGCCGAACAACTTCAGGACGTTGAGACCTGGGGCAAGTAGCCACCAGTCACCCGCGATTGACGCACTAATGTCCTGGCCGTTCAACGCTGCTGTCTGTAGCTTGTGATCGATAACTAGCTCATCGCCAGCGGACACCGTGATCCCGAACTGAATAGACCCACCTGTAGTTACGTTGGTCCATCGCCAGCCAATCGGCAGGGGTCCGTGGATCGTTACCACGGGATATGCGCTGGCGCTGCCCTGATTGACCACCGAGATGAGCTGCGTATCACCCTGGACGCCAGTCAACGTCGCCGGAAAGTGCTGTGGGTACGTAAAGCCCCCGGACGAGATACCCACAACGCCAGCGACCCCCGTTAGATCCACTGTAGAGCTGTACTTGAACGGATCTACCGCGACCATCGAAACCAGGAAACGAAACGCCGTAGGCACACTGTTGGTTTGCCACGGGCACTCAATCGAGGTCCGCTGCACGTTCAGGTACTTGGTTGCGTCGGGCTCGTAGCGAGTCAACCTCAACACCGTATTGCGAGGGAATGCGTCCCTAGCCAGTGCCGTACGGGCGCGAATAGATGACGCCCGACTAGGCGTATACAGCCAGCCACCTAGCTGGACCGTACGTGCACGCACCGGGAAACGCGGGGCAGCGATGTCGCCATCCCGCGTTCCACCAGAGGTAACAATGACGTCTGCCGTTGGTGTGTCGTCCCAACCGTCCAGAATGTTGACCCCAAGTCGCCTCAGGTCCAGGGGGAGGGCGCTGTTGTCGTTGAACGTCCAGCTGCCACACGTAATCTTGTCCTGAAACGCGGTTTGGTTAGCCATCGACTAAATGCCTCCCCCCACCTTCAGTGCGAACACCAGTCGCCTAGTCGCTTCACGCGACAGCTCGGTCACATTTACCGGAGCGGGTACATTGAATGTTGGTGAGTAGTTAATTCCTGCCTGACCCACCGGTACAAGGTCTTCGCGGTAGCCTGTCTCATTCGTAACCAGGTTCGGCCCAGGGTAGAGAGAGCCACCACGATCGAAGACGCGCATGTTCCGTAAGCCAGGCGAGTCAAATCGCCGTGTCTTCTCAAGAATCCCACCGCGCGCCATGCCCGGAGGGTGTCCTGTGTGGTCGAAGTAACTGTCAGGCGTGACGTGTTTTCCAACCCGCATGAACGGGGGGGTCTGCTCAAACTTCAAGCCATCGATGACACCCTTGGTGTGGGCAACGTCTATCCCGCCGTTTATCCACTTGGCGAAGAACATGGATGCCCCAGGGACAGACATATAGTTAGCCTCATTTGCAGTAGTGAACCGCGTGCCGGAGAACGGACCCTTGCCATGCAGGATGTTGTAGACCGCGCTAATAGCAGCCGAACAGTCGAAGCCTCCCGGGCTGAAGCCGCCATAGACGTATGGCGTTCCTTCAGCACTGTGGAGCCACTTCTTGGCAAGCGCGACCTGTGTCTTTAGGTTGCCCGGGACCGGGAACGCTCCGCCTCCACCTATGTCAAAGAAGTTCTTGATCTTGTCTTTGAGCCAGGTGAGGGCACCACTAAGGACTGTTCGAACGGCACCGATCCCAGCATCCCGGATACTTCCGGTACCTGGCACCTTGGACAGCAGAGCATTGACCGGAGTCTGAACCACTGCCTTAATCGGGTCGCTAGCGAACTTGAACAGTTTCTTGGTGGAGTCCCAGAGGTCCCCTGGGCTTGGCAGGATGCCGCCCAGGGCATAGCCATGCCGGCTACGGCCAGACAGCGCCTTGTTCACGGCGCGAGGTGTCACGCCACCGGGGTCCCCCCCGATGGTGTTCAGAAGGTCATGAACACTGAAGTCACCCTTGGTGCGAGCAATCCAGTTCCATGTGTTGATTGCCGCTGAACCTACGCCGCGGGTGAACTCGGGGCGCATGATGGCCTCTCCGCCCGACAGGTCCAGGGCGCCTCCCGTGGGGGAGGTGAACCTATGGACGTCCCGACCTGGCGTGAAGCCCGGCAGGACGCCTCCCCTTGCCCAGCCTGGTGGGGGCCAGGCAACGGGGGTAATCGTCTTCGCACCCACCGCGCGCAGCAATGAGTTAGCACCCGCGATGATGCCGTTATTGATGACTGTCTTTACTACGAAATCTACGGGCGCTTCTGCCAGCTTTTTAATTGTTGCCCACGCTGCGCCGATCGCCTTTGCGCCAGCCCTAAACGCCTCTGGCACACCGTTTTTGATGATGCTTGCCAGAGGCGCAAAAACCTTGTCACGGAGGAAGTTCCATCCGCTAGTCGCGGCGACCCTAATGCCGGTCCACACAGCCTCAATTGCCGTGCGGATACCACGCCACGCCGCGGTGAGCGGACCCTTTAGATGCCCAATGGTCGCATCGAAGACGCTCTTGATGAACCCCCACGCGGCATTGACAGCTATCCGGATACCAAGCCATACCGTGTCGATCAGCGACTTGAAGGCACGCCACGCTGTGGTGAGCGGACCCCTGAGATGCGCCACGATTGCGTCAAAGATACCCTTGATGAATCCCCACGCAGCGTTTACGGCTATACGGATGCCCAACCACACCGTATCAATAACTGCTTTCAAGGCACGCCACGTCGCGGTAAACAAGCCACTCAGGAAACCTACAATGACATGGAAGACTGCCTTGATGGTTGCCCAGTTGGTCTGAATCGTGATCGCGATAACAGACCAAACAGCTTTGACGATGGACGCAAACGTGACGAAGCCTGGCCCGAAGACGTCTCTCAGGAAGCCCACGATAGGACCGAAGACGGCTTTGACAATCCCCCATGTGGTGGTGGTCGCTGTCTGAATCGCAGTCCACACAACCTCGACCACAGTACGGAAGGCGTTAAATGTAGTCGTGAACACTCCACTGACGAAGCTAACCACGGCATCGAAGACGCCTTTGATAGCTGACCAGGCAGTTTGAACGGCGGAAACAATAGCACCCCATGCCGTAACTGCGGCATCGACAACCGCATGCCAAGCGACTACTAGGGCGTCCTTGACTGCCGTAAAAGCTACTTGTAGACCATGCCAGACGGTCTCAAAGAACTGAGTCTTAGTCGCTAGGAAGTAGATACCCGTAGCTAGTGCAGCGACAGCGATAACGATAATCCCGATGATGTTCGCATCCATAGCGATGTTCAGCGCCCATTGCTGGATAGTGGCACTTTCCAGAGCCGTCCCGAGCAACCACAGCCCGGTCGTTATCCCTTGGAGAACGACACCCAGGGCAGTAGCCAGCTTAAAGGCAATCCAAGCATCCACCAACAGATACGTTGCCGTTTTATTTTCCCCGACTAGCTGAAGCAGCGCAATCAACGGGTTTAGTGCGACGCCTCCGAGATTCTTGGAGATGTCAACGAATGCCCCAGCTATATTTGCTATAGCCCTCCCCAAGGCCGCCCAGTCGAAATCTTTGATCTTCTGAAGGAACTCTTGAACCTTGCCAGTGTTGACCTTTGTCCACTGGTCAAAGTTCTTGGCGACTTGCTCTAGACTTGAGGCCAGGTCCCTGCCCGGAGCGTTAGCGGACACCAGAAGGTTAAGCACCCCGGAGGCGAAGTGCGACAGGATGCTTCCCCACTTTGCGGCTTCAGCAGCAGCCTTCTGAAAGAACGCCGCCAACTCGCCCGTTGTCTGCTTGACATGAATCCAGTCAGAGAAGCCCTCAGTGACCCGCGTAACCCACCGTGCCAACTGAACTAGCATCGGCGATGCCGTAGCACCGATGTCCATGATGGCCTTGAATGCGTTTAGGCCAGCTTGCCCAAAGAACGCGAACGCTTTTTCGTTGTTTCGCAGAATAGGGTTCAGGTCGTTCAAGAACTGCTTACTCTTGACGAACTCACCGGCGCGCTGTGCAGCCAAACCGATCGTGCTGCCCAGACGGACCATAGAGTCGCCCAGAAGGTTGCCCGCACCCCGTGCATCCTTGAGAAACGTGGTGAATCCGGGGAGCGTGGCAGTTTCCAGCCGACGCTTGAACCCGGTAACCTGAGTGTTGATACTAATCAGCTCAGTAACGAACGCGCGGCCAGCTGGCGACAGCTTCGCCATGGCCGCGTTGAATTTGTCAGTAGCAGCCGCGGAGCCCAACTGAGCGTGCTGGTACAGCTTGAATGCAGCTAGAGAGTCCGTGACGGCGCCCTTGAGCGCCAAGACCGCGGTACCGGCACCGATAGCGGCTGGAATTACACTGGCTGACGCGGCAGCTGCCAGTCCAATGGAGCTGGCCAACATGAGGATGAACGGGGAGGCCACGACGGCCGCAGCGCCCATTGCGAGCCAGGAGCCCGGAAGCGCGCCGAACAGCCCCTTCAAACGGCTGGTGGAGCCACCGAGACGTGCGATTTCGGAGCTAGCACGGTTGGTGTCAAGATCGACTTTAGCTTCGACATTGAACCCCAGAGTCTTGCTCAGGCGTGCAGCGTCCGCCGTGGCACGCGTTGCGTCCAAGCGAATCTGAGCCGTTGCCCCCTTGCGGGACAATTCATCAAGCTGAAGCTCAACTTCGTGGATCTTCCGAGCGGCTGTGGCCGAATCCACATTCAAGTCGATAGCGGGTATGTGCAGTGCCGCTAGCGTCTCGTTCAGACGGCGCGTCAGGCTGTCGCCAGCTCGACGACCGGCTTCGGCACCCGCCTTCTCTGCGTCGCTGCCCAGCTCAGCCTTGAGGCTGGCAGTAGCGGCCTTGACGAACGGAGGGAACGCCCTGGCGAACGCCTTGCCGGCAGCGTCCCCTCCCACATTGCCCGCGGCTCCGCCTGATGCGTGCAACTCCTGAACTAGCTCAGCCTTGAAGACACTTTCCAGCTTTGGCCTGATGCGGATAAACGCGTCTGCGAGAGTAATAGCCATGTGAGTTACCCCCTCGTGAATAGAACGCGCATCACCACACCGTGGTCAGAGTTGTCAACAATGGGCTTTTCCGGCGGCTCTGCCAGCCAGGTATCAAATTCCGCCTGTGCTTCGGCCAGCTCGGGAAGTTCAACATCCTCAGCGCCCTGGGCCATGGCATTCAGGCTCGCCTGGTACACCATGTTTATCTTCTGCTCTTCACGCTCCCAGAGGATCGCGTAAGTAACTGCGCAGAGTTGAGCTACTGTTAGTCTGCTTGTTCGCGTGCGGCCACTGCGTCGAACACGGCTCGCCCAAGGTCCGCCCGAACTGTCCCGCCCTCCGTCAGCACATCTACAGCACGCGTCTCCTCCGGAGACAAGGCGTGCTTCGATGAGGAGTGGGTGTTGTTCTGCCCAGCCGATGAGACGGAGGGCTTCCCAGTAGGGACCGCCGACAGCACCTCACTCAGATCACGAGCCAGCTGCAACAGATCAGGGACATCCTGACGATGTTTCTTGGCGTGCTCCCAGAATCTGTCGTGGTCCTCCGGATGCACCACCGACGTGAGGTATTCCTTGATTGCGATGTTGCTCTTCACCTGATCGGTTTCATCGATCTCGCTTGCCGCGATCATGAAGTCAAACAGGTTGAGGCTGGTCAAGGTAGGCGAGAGACGGAAGTCCTCACCGATAAACGTGAACCACTCCTCTTCCTTGGGCGCCTTTGAAGCACCGAACGAACCTAGATGTGCCATGTGCTATCCCCCTTTATGTAGTGGTGATGGCCCCTTTGTTTAGGGTCCCGGGGCCAGTGGACGTCGTTCCTATCAGGCGCGAGTAACTCCGGCGGTCCACATGTCGAAGGGCACCTGAAGAGTGGGGTCAACTTCGAAGTTGAAGACACACGCGATAGCCGCAGTAGCAGGCGCCTTCTTGAATTCGAGCTTGATTTCTCCACCTTGGATGCACTGATACGCAATGGCCCGCACCGTGGCGTCTTCCGACTCCCAACCGATCATCTTCCGCACTTCCTGGCCCGGGGCCGGCAAGCTCAGCTTGTTCAGCTGGGTAGCACCGGTGCCGGAGACAACAGTGAGCGCGCCGCCGTTAAAGGCAAGCTTCATGTTGGTCAGCGTCCAGTCCGCCAGAGCAAAGGCGAAGGAACCTGAACGCTCGGTGGTGGAGTACGTGATTGGGTCGAAGAACTCAGCCACACTGGTAGGCTCGATCTTCGTGCTGTACGCGAGCGTGGTGCCGTCAACAGTGGCACCAAGGTTGCGCCAGGCGATCGGCCAGGCGTCCGTGAACTTGGAACCAACCACAGTGAACGATGGCATGGCAGAGCCAAGGTCAGCGGAAAAGAGGTATCCCGGCTTCTGGAGCAGTGTCGGGCGCGCGGTAGTGTTAGCCATTATTCGGCCTCACTCTCTTGATCGTGCCCGTCATCGGGCTCTGGGGGATGGACTAGCCGGACGTATCCGTCTTCGTCGTACTTGTATTTCTTGACGTTGGACACCGGAACCGGATCGCCTTCCCTATAAGCCACAACGCCGTGATACGGGATGTCTTGGACCGCGACATACGTCCCGAACTCGATTTCTTGCTCTTTCATGAAGGCGCGAACGTATTCCAGGGAGCCGGGCTCTTGATCCACTATGCAATTCCCTTCGGGACAGCGCGAGCCAAGTAATGTTGTCTGCGCTCTTGGAGAACTCCGTATTTGAAGCGCTTACGAGTGGCCTCTGTGGTTACCCGCACCTCGCCTAGGGGTTGCAAGCGCACATGGATTTCACTTTTGAGATGTCCCGTCCGCACTGGTGCAAGTACTTCAGCTCCGGCCCGAATTTGTTCACCCCACCGCAGCGTCTCTGCGCGAACCTCAGGGAGGTTTTCCAATTGCGCTATTGCTGCGTCGTCCAGAGAAACGTCTACATCAGCCATACGGGGTGATGATGCGAATGTGTGCGGTCAACCTCGCGCCACGATGGCCCGTATTTGGGTCTGCGCCCTCATCGAGGCTGTCCGGTACTACGCGGAGCATCGTCACACCCTCAATGCCCAGCGAATTACTCTCCGGGAAAGCGGCGACGACATCGTTTAGCAGACCCACTACGCGCCCGTTAGCGGTAGCCTGGTCATCGTCGGGCACATGCGCCTCAATCATGAGCTGAATGTCGAAGGTTTCTCCGGCATCAGTGCCTGTGTAGTTCAACTCAGGGGGCTGAGACCCTATCGAGGGCGGCCACGTAATCTCGCCGACGATAAGCAGTAGCCTTGGATCGCGGTCCGCGTAATAGCTGTCCCAGAGCGCGTCATCGCTGACCAATGCTGCAAAAGCCGGGAGCCTCCGCAGCGTCTCCAAGATGCTGCCCTTGGCCTCAAGTGCGATAGTCATCGGGCACCCCGACGCGCGAGCATGGAGTCATAGAGCACCACATCGATATCTGGCACGCCTACGAGCGACCCAGCTCGACCGGCTGTTGCCAGCGTAAAAGTGCCCTCTTGCGTAACCTGCATGGTGGCGCGCTCATCGATCCGCCCCGTGTCTCCCAGGAGTTGCCCGCGCGCCCGCTTCAAAGCGGCACGCCGCACCCGCGGGGGGACCTGAGTTAGCCCGTACTCGTACTCGATCACGATCAGCGATGCCCGCGGCCAGGTCTGCCGGAACAAGGTGAACATGAACGCGTCATCGGTCGGGCGGAGCGTTCCGTCAGTAACCCAAGAGAGCCGGTCTACACCGTCCACAGTGAGGGTTTTGACTGCGTGCGCCTCAGGCTTGCCCAGCACCAACAGGTTGCCACCATCGCCGGTGAAGGTCTCTCGGTTGAACCGAGGGACGAACGCTCGTCCACAGATATCCTCAAATTCGGTCTCTACCTGAAGCCGTGCGTCCAACAGGTCCGCGTCCGGGTACTTCTCAGTAGACGTGACCATCGCGCGGAGCTTCGCCAGGGGGAAGAGGTGTCCGCCAACGATGTCCACGGTGGAGGAGCTAGCGACCGGGGAACCAGCTACCGTTCCCGTACCGGTCACGGTCAGGCTGTCTAGCTCTGCTTGCGCGGCCAGGGACACTGTGTACGTGCCAACCCCCGGATGGCCTGTCGCGGTACCGGAAGACAGCGTGCTACCGTCTGCCTTGACCACGGTGACAGTGACACTGCCGTCACAGTCCATGAGCGCTTCACTAGCGTCCTGAAAAACAACCGTCAGAGTCGCTGGGCTGTTTCTGAGCACCTGCACGCCGTACCTCCTTTCCCTACCCGCAAAGGTTTGTAGGGGCCGCGGGCACCGGGTGCGCCGCTCGCTCTTTGTCCGCTGTGTTCTGTGCAGCTCCCTTGTGGTGCAGCGCTGTCTGCCACGCCACGTATAGTCGGGTTAGCTCCGCCTTATCTGCCTCAGTCCGCTGCTCCACCGGCTTAGAGACCAGCGGACTGAGCAAAAACGCAGCCTCCGCGCTGTCTGCTTCGCGGGTTGCAGCACGCTCAGCGTCAGCAGCACTGGCAAGCACGCGGGTCCGTTCGATGACAACGGCGTTCAAGCGAGCTTGGCAGTGTGCGTAGGTATAGGTGCTCTGCGCGAACACAAGAACCAGGAAGAACGACAACACAGCCATTACTCGCGTTATCAAGACTACGGCCAGCGTCAGCCGTTCAGATTTGTATGCCATTCGCTTTGCTCCTGTTGTCTCGCCGCTACCCAGCTAGCCACCCAGGTTGTGTAAATCAGTGCCCACACCACAAACTCCACAGTGGACTACCTCTCCTTCTTGTCCTTGGGCAAGACCGGCTTTACAGCTAGCCAGACAAGACCAGGTAGGCCCCAGACCGGCGCAGGGATGTCCTCATGTCTAAATAGAGTCACTGCTACGTACACGGTCCAGACCAAAAGCACGTTGATAACAAAGACGTAGACTGCCCACGGGCGCATGCCATGCCTCCAGATAGCGCCAGCGGTACCGGGGTGCCCAGTGTGGACACCCCGGTACTTGGTTAGGCAGTTGACTCAGGTGGTGACCACAAACTTGATGGTGGCCCCAGTGTCGAAGAGGTCTCCGTCCTGCCAGAGAACGCCCTTGACGCCAACGAGGTCATTTTCAAAGTAGACATCGTTCGAGTACTCGACTCGCATGGAGCCAACCAATCGGACGTAGTACTTTGACAGATCCCCGAACAGCAGCACAGACGTACCGTTGGTCCACGTAGTGGCCATGTCGGTAATCGTGGCGACCGGGTAGCCGAGCACGTTGTCAGGCTGAGCCGGATCGTGAACCGCGTCGTAGATGTAGCGACCCGAACCGTCCTTGATACCCCGGATCTTGCGCATGATCATGCGGTTAGCGAGGAACTTCGCGTTTCGCGCGTAGCCTTCCTTGACTCCGTAAATCATGTCCAGGATGTTTTCGTGGGTGAAGGTGCCCGCGGCAACGGAACCAACAGGCGCAACGGTCTGCGTCGTCTGAGGAACGATGCCCCCCGGAGAAGTCGCAGACTTCGTCCCAAGGGTCAGGTCATACGCCTGCACGGTGCCAAGCACGTCTCCCAGGTCATCCGCCATGAGGCTCTGTCCATCGAAGACGGAGAAGTCGAGGAACTCACGCGTAGCCTGCACGATCTGCGCGTACTTGATCGCAGACAGTGTAGACGTAGTGATAGAGCCCTTGGTCTTGGCGATAGTCGCCGCTTCCTGGGTCACAACAGTGCTGCGGTTCGCAGCGACCGACGTAGCCTTGGGAGAACGAACCTTCTTGGGCAGGGTCAGCACTTCGTTGCGGTCAGTGGTGATGATCCGCACACCAGCACCCAGCAGAGGGTTAGCGTCGTACAGCGCCCGATACAGCTCACGCACGAACGTAGCTGGGTTCAGCTCCACGCCTTCACCAGCAGCCGCAGCAGCGGAACCACCGACGTTGAAGAACACTTCAGCGCGCTTCTCAGCCTCACGTCCCATGCGCCCACTCAGGGCCAGGGTGTGTGCCATGTCGGTCAGCGGAATATCAAACTGCCGCTTGGTGCCGGTGAGTAGATCCTTCAAGTTCTCCCAGACCTCGTTATCGGGGGTCTTCGGAGGACCGTCGTTGCCACGCTTCGCAGCAGCAGCACGGGCCGCAGCCTCATACGCTTGCTCACGGGTCTCAGCGTCCAAAGTGGCCTGAGCACGCTGGGTCTCTTTGTCCAGCAACGCTTCGTACTTGTCCACGTCATCATTGGCCTTGTCGTAGGCCGCCTCACGCTCAGCGCTACGACCTTCCTTCGCCATCTCCTCAGCAATTGCGCGAGCTTCGTCAAGCGCCTTCAACCGAGCATCGGCAAGGGTCTTACGGATGTTGTCAGGCATGCTGAACTCATCCTTCCTTTTTGGACTTAATAAGCGGCTCCCTGGCGTGGTTGTCCGGCGCTCAGACGAGGTAACGGCGATCGAGCTTTCGCTCATTGATCGCGCGCAACAGGGCGTAGTAGTCCTCAGGCGTGCCCGTGGGCGGCGTGTGAGGCTCCTCCGTGACCGGAGTCGGCGAAGGTGTTACGTCACTATTGTTTCCGGCGATCGCTCGCCGGATGGCTTCTGTGTCGCTCAGGTCTGTTACGGCGATGCCGCTTCGCTTCGCGAGCCCTTCAAGGCTGCGAGCCAGACCGGAGGTAGTCTTGTCGTAGGCGGGATAAGTGACCGGACTGACGTCTACCAGGTGCACCTCTTTCAAGGTGCGGGTTGGCATCTGCTGATCTGTCTGGTCCCACTCGTCCACAATGGTGCGGAACGCAAAGCTCGACTCCGCAATGTCACCACGGCGCATAGACTCGATTAGGTCATTGGCGTAGGTGGTGTTGGGCATGTCGACCCGGTAGAACAGTCCGCGGGTGTCGGTGCTCAACCTCAGCGTGCCAGCACTCGACCGACCCAACACCAGGTTAGGATCGTGATTCAAGACTGCACGGACGTCCGCCTCTTTCAGCGTCTTGTTAAACGCCTTGCGATCGATAGTCTCACGGAACATGCCGCCAATCTCGGTACTCACGCCGAACAGCGCGGCGTAGCCCTCCACGGTGTTCTTCCCGTCCGAAGAGCGGATCTCCCACTCGGTAGTGACTGCGCGTAGCTCATGCTGCATTGGGGGTCCCTCCCTTGGGATTGGCGGCAGGGGCACCCCCCTGGTTTGTGTTCTGTCCGGGCGGCGTACCGGGAGTTAGCGACTGTCCGGCCTTCAAGGTGTCTCCGCCGTCGATGCGCGGCAGACCAAGCGCCTTGCGCGCCTCGTTGGGCGTAGCTACTCCGGCCATCACGAGGGCATTCCACGTAATGGCTGCCTCGCCGAACGTGCCGCGGAGCAGCTCTGATTTGTTCAGGCGGACCTGGACACCGGAGCCATCCCCACCGGGGAGGTAAGCGGTATAAAGCTCTTCCCAGGCTGTGATCCAGGGACCGTAGGTGTCTTGCACCATGGCCGTGTTGGCTTCCGCCAAGCCGGAGCCCCAAGAGGTCTGCGCACTGACGATGCCGACACGGTGTGGCGGGACGCGGAACCAACGGGCAACGTCCATTGCCTGGAACTCACGTGTCTGTAGAAACTGCGCATCTTCCGGGGGGATGGAGATGTTGCGGATGTCCGTCCCGATAGGACCGTTGAGTAATGCCGGACGATGCCAATTGCCGGGACCTCTGTGGAACCGCTCGTAGTTCCGTACGGTCTGTTTGGCTTGGTCGTCCTTCATGGTCTGTCCGGGAACGACGATGACGGTCTTGGCCAGGGAGCCCTGACTGAAGTACCGCGCGCCAAACTCTTCTAGCGTTAGCCCAAGTCCGATGGCCTCGCGAGCCTGAGCGATGATGCTCATGCCGGTAGCGCAGCCCGGCATCGTGGGTCCCTGAAGATGGAAGATGTCTGCGTTGGTTAGCCACGGTCCACCACTGATGCGGTACCGGCGCTGAAAACCGATCATGTTGGGCACCCACTCGCAATGCACGAAGTCCGGGTGCACCGGCGCCATACCCACGATGGTGTCGTTGGGGGTCTTGATGAGCTGTGCGTACCCGTTGCCCCGAACCAGCGCAGAGAGCTGTATCTGTTTGCGGACAAGCGATGGCCGTAGCTCGGCATGCGGCTTCTTGATCCAAGGAGGTAGCGCCAGATTTGTTACCGCACCTCCCGCATCCTCACGGAACGCTTCGGGTCGGAGACCAGAGATGGCGTCAGAGATCAGCGTGGATGCGGCCCAGAAAACTGAGTACTTGAAGGCGTCGCGCTCTCCCACCTTCTTGCCGGACTGAGTGACAGGTTCCATTGGGAGGCCATCGCTGGTACTCCAATAGCTGACGGCATCACGCTTCTCACTCCGACGTCCGAACATTACCCATCACCCCCCGTCTTCTCTAGCTCACGTCCTACATGGACGAACACGGCACCAACACCGATGACCGCGGCAGCAACGGCCGGCAAGAGTCCAGCGATCAGCGCCACAGCCAGCGCGACACCAGCCACTACGACGAACATCCCTAGAAGCTGCAATACGTCGCTTAGTTCCACTCGTCATCCTCCGTGTCTTCGTCCCCGTCGAAGACGAAGAGGTTTGCTTCAACAAGCTCGGGCATGCCTTCTGCGACACACAGCGCGTTGACCAGGGCTGAGATACCGTCGATGCTGTCCGTGCTCGCAGCCTTGTCCGGCTTGATGTTCAGTTCAGAATCCTGTTTGTACGCAACGTTGTCAGCCATCCAGCGCATCAGCGGATTGTGGTTTGTGGACAGTTGCCGCAAGCCCATGGCACTGGTGAGCGCCTTTGACCCAGAGTTCATGCGAGTTGTCGACTGGGGGACCTTGACCATGGGGACGCTGGTACGCGTCTCGACGTGGCTAGCCACGGAGACCGCATTCCAGCCGTCGTATCCGATGGCCTGCACATGATATGTATCGAGGTCGCTCATGATACGAGCCTCGATCGCATCGATATCATGTACGTCAGTCTCGAAAACCGTCAGTAACCCGTCTTGCTCCCACTGAAGGAACTGCCGCTTCATCCGCTTGTGCTTCAGGTCAATAGCCTTGCGGGTGATAAAGAACCTGGGCAGCACGAACGTACGGTCAGCTGTACGGAACAACAGGAGCCAGCACGCTAGGTCCGTGGTCTCCGCCAGGTCCAAGCCGCCGATGGCTGGGATGCCTTCTAGCTCTTCCGGCCACCCAGCCGTGTCCTCCGACTCATCCCAGACAGCAAGGTCTAGCCAGCGTTTCTTGCCAGTGCCCCACATGTTGAGCCGGAAGATCTTGAAGTTGTCTATCTGGGAGAGGTCGCCTTTGTTCTCTAGCTCGGTGACCTCGTCCCGTACGGTCTGGATGTCGAAGAACGAGCCCAGACCGGGCATGGCTTCGTGCCAACGTGACTCGTCTTTCCAGTCGGTGCCCTCATCGACATGTGCTATATAGACGAAGCGTGTCGGCTGCATGTCGGGGTTTTCGGCGACCTGTAGCCCGAAGGTGTGTTCGTTGAACGCGAACGTCTCGCGGGACCAGCCGGCCGTCGTGATGCCGATGAGCAGCGACTCTGCCCGCGTTCCGAAGCCCTGGCGCATCGCGTCCCACAGCTTCTCGTCAGGCTGGGCCAACACCTCGTCAAAGAGCACGGCGTACGGGTTGGCCCCCAGGTTGCCGGCAGCATCCGCGGCGATGACCCGATAGAACGACCGGGACGGTACGTGGATGATGCGCTTGGTGGAGTCAACCACCTTGATTTCCCCACGCTTCTGCATGCGTGAGAGGACCGGGGAAAGCTGCACCATGTCACGCGCGACGTTGAAGACCATGGACGCCTGATCCTTGTCAGACGCAGCCCCGTAGATCTCGGCCCCTGGTTCGCCACACGCGATCAACAGGTACAGCCCCAGGGCAGCGACAAGCTCTGACTTGCCTTGCTTGCGGGCTAGCTCGATCCAAGCAAGGGTGAACTGCCGCACCCAGCGCTGATGCATGGTGCTGTACCGCACGGTGCCGAACAGTGGGCGAACGATGCCGTCCATAACCCACAAGCCGGACTCATCGCGGCGCGCGGAGCCTTCCTGCCACGGATCTAGGTTGAACGGTTTGCCGGCCCATGAAGACTTCGTGTGCACCGTCGCTTTCTCGATGAACCGGACGGCACGCTCGGCGCGCTTCTCGCTGTACTTAGCACCTATGGGAAGCCGCGTGGTGTGCGCAACAGGCATTCAACGTGGCCTCCCTATGAGATAGTTGATAGGGAAGGTCCCCGACGAAGGAGATTGAGTGAGAGTCAACAAACCCGCAAGCGTCATACTTTTGGCTGGCACACTGGTGCTAGCCGCGTGCTCGGCTCACCACACGGCTAAGCCCGCACCCGTCACGGCGCCGTCAAGTACTGCCCCAAGCGGAGACGCTGTCTTTATTACGACAGTGCACAAGACCGCTCCCCACGTCGCCACAGCGCTCAGAACCGACGCGAACTTGATCGACACCGGGCACGAAACGTGTGTGTCGCTTAAGGCGTGGCGCGCGCAGAACGACGCGGAGATCGTGACCGCGACCGTGCTCGGCTGGAGCCCGCTTATCAGCTACGCCGAAGCTGTCGCGTTCGTCAGTGCCGTAGACACGGCCTACTGCGCGAGGTAATGCGTGCTCTTTCTATGTCTCTTGGCCATGGCCCTAGAAGCAGCCTGGCGGCTACTAGCGGCTCTGGCTGTGTTCGCTGTCAAACTAGGGTTCACAGTCCTGATCGGACTTGCATGGTTGATCAAGAAGCTAAGGGAGCGAGCGGTTGACTGACTACATAGCTCTAGAATTCCTCACGGTGGCTCAGCTCCGCGCTCTAGCCCGTGAGCTGGACTTCTCAACCGTGACAAAACTGACCAAAAAAGAGCACCTCTGCCAAGCGATCAGAAGGTCACGATCATCAGCAGAGATCAGGGCAGCAAGGGCAAAAACAGGGGTCTAAGCCTTCCGTGCCAGGTTGGGTAGGGCCAACACGCTGCACGTGCTGGCCCTCCGTGGCGGGGCTAGGAGTTGAACCTAGGACCGACGGATTATGGGTCCGTTGAGCGACCGGCGCTCTTCCCCGCTGAGGCGCTAACTAGCGTCTTCTGTACCCTCGTCGCCGAGTAGATCCTCTAGCGACTCCCCATCGTCCCCAGGTAGCTTCATGCGGGACCGGGAGCTGGGGGTGAGCCCGAACTCAGCAGCCAGGCTCCGTAGGCTGTTGGTGGAGCTGCTGAAGGCGGCCAAGGCAGGGTTCCGCACGGCTCCGCGGGCACCGGGGATGGTCATGCCGTCGTCTTCGATGTCAATCAGCGCCTTGACCATGATCTGTACGTTCGCGCAGTAGGCAGCGAACGGGATCAGGTCAGCTTCGGTCAAGAGTCCGGCCTTAAGAAGGTGCGGGCCAACCCGGTGCCACTCCTTCTGTCCAACCTCGTCCAGCCACTCAGGCGGATCAGGAAGCTTGTCGAACGTGGGGGGAACGAATTCCTCACCGTCCTTGGGCATACCACGTTTGCCCGGATTGCCCATGAGCCGCTTTGTCGCGGTGGGGGTTGCTTTGCGTCCAGCGGTCATGGGCTCACCTCCTATTCAGTTAATCTTCGTCGCCAGATGATCTTTACGTCTTGGTCGCACGCGACACCGGGAGCTTCTGGGTGGAAAACCTCAATCGCCGTTACACGCGCCTTGATGAACAGGCGCTTCTGGTCAGTGGTCCAACTGTCCCAACGCTCCCTAGCCGTGCTTTCTCGGGCCAGTTGAGCTTGCTCAGTCAGAGCGCCGGTGTAGCTCGCTTGTGTCTGTTTCTGCTGCTGCCGGAGGTCATCAAGCATCGGATAGAAATCCTCGCCGGACAGTGCGCCGTTGGTGTATTTCTGCCGCAGTTCGAAAATGCGTAGGTCCAGCTCCACGTCAACCTGAGCCAGATCGTCAACAATCCGCGCTATCTTTTCCAGCTCAACGGCTATGACTTCGCTATTCAGCTTCTCCTGAATGCGGAGTGTCACGAGGGCATCAATAGGTTCTCTGCTACGCGAAACACGCTTGCACTCGGGGAACGGGCACTTGTACCGCTTGCGGCCCTTCGAAGTACTCCCCACCATGGGAGTTAGACAAATGCCGCATCGCAAAATGTGAGCCAATAGCGTTGTGACCGGACGTCCCACTTTCTTGGGCGCAGTAGCAGCAAGCGCAGACTTGACTAGCTCAAACTCTTCCGGCGTGATCAACGAGGGCCAAGTACCTTTACCGATTACCTCGCCTTTATGGACCAGGAATCCGGCATATCGCGGGTTGCTCACTACCATGACAATGCGGCCAGCGGTCCATAGCGTGCCCCCGGCTGTGCGGATACCACGAACGTTGAAGTCCCTAGCTAGGGCGTTTCGTGGCTCCCCGTCAGTGAGTCGCATCACCAGTTCACGGAACCACGCCTTTTCCTTGGAAATGACCGTTGCCCGGTCTGCGGCGTAACCGAATGGGCGTGATCCTCCACCGGACTGAAGTCCCTTTGACCGACGTAGCTCCTGTGCAGCCTTGACGCGAATAGACGTATTTCGTGTCTCGGTCTTCGCCTGAGCGGCGAGAAACGGCCACGCGGGATTAGCGAACAAGTCACCATCTGTGTGTGTCCAGACACGAATGCCTACTTCGCTTGCCAGTTCATCGAGGCCCTCTAAGTCACCGAGCCTCCGCCCTAGGCGGTCATGTTTCCAGCCAAGAAGAAAGTCTGGCCGTTTAGCGCGAATGTCTGCTAGGCATTTCGCCCAAGCAGTCTTTTTGCCCCGCTTTTCAGATGCGGATGTATCATCGTCGATGTACACCCCATCCTCTGGGATTTCCGCATCAAGTCGCGAGGCTAATGCCGACAGGTCTTTCCGGTGCTGCTCAAAGATCCCCTTCTTGTCCAGTGTGGACTTTCGAAGGTATTCATAGGCGATCTTCACGGTCTCACCCCCTCGGTAAGAGGGTAAGCCTGGGGGTACTGCTAAGTCAATCCTGAGCGTGCTGACCCAGTTATTGGGAGTACCCGTGTTTTGCCTGGTCAGATGGCTTATCGAAGATTGTCGTTCTTAACGGCTTCGACGAGATCACGCCACGCCGCGTGGCTGACGCAGAGCCACGGGCCAGTAGGGTTCTTGCTGTCACGCACGTAGACAGCGCCGGGCAGGTTGTCAGCTACTTCAACGCAGTCTCCCCCACTCCCATTGGAGCGAGCGGACTTGCGCCACTTGAGTTCCATCGGTTACACGCTTCTTTCAAGAGCACTGCTGATTGGCTTCTAGGGAGTGCCTCCGAGCGTACCGCCTCCCATGCACTACGGATCACGGCCAGGTCTTCCGGCAGCTCGACGACTTGCCCGCGTAACCTGTTGTCAACGACCGCGCACTCAGTGCCATCGACCACAGCGACCGTAAACGCGCCGTCAAGCCCACTATAGAAGCCTGTAGCCGCTGGTACGACATGCACTGTGGCGCGTGAATCTTCAAGCAGCCGAGTTATCTGGGTGCTCATCACATCCGCGCTGCCGATGGGACGCATTAACACATACTCGTCTATAACGACGATGAAGTCTGACAGAGCATCTAAGATCTCCTGGCGCTCCATGCGAGTCGACACCCTAGTTTCGTCTCGCAGCAGCGCCCTGGCGTAGTCCTCTGTCTGAAGCAGTCCGGGTACTAGCAGCGGGCCATAGGTACGAAGAGCCGTTGCCTGGCGCTCCACGTCTAGCCATGGCTGGAACCATATCGGAGTTGTCTGCTGGCGTAGGACGTGCTCCAGGAGCCGAGCTAGCAACCCACCTGTACCGAGTGCCAAGTCACACTGGATGGCGAACTCTTTAGAGGGTGCACGCTTTCCGGTCTCGACGGACGCCACGAGGCTCTGTGAATACCCGATCTTGTCAGCCAGCTGTGCCTGAGTCAGGTCAGCTGCCTGCCGCGCTTGGCGGAGTTCGTCGACGAAGAGATCCATAATCACGCCCTAATCACAGCCTAGCCCGTGAAAATTACTCCGCGTTGTGCGGGTGTTGACTATGGATTATGCCACTGACCGGCTACTAACGTCTTGTGTCAAGCGGAGGTCAACTTTCCCCCGGAAGGCGGCCCCCGCAAGTAGGTGAGAGTGGCGCTCGGAGCCCCGTGGACCTGGGCGCCACGTACCTCTGTCCAGCTAGGAGGTTAGTGGGATGCCTAGGCACGCAATGCCGGATATCGTGATTGAATACCTAACAGTAAGGCCGGGTATATGGGTAACCCTTCCTGGCTCCGGGCTTGACGTGCTTATGCATCCCACTCCCAATCAACGGCCAACACGGCTCCGACGGCTCATGGACGCGGAGAAGTTCGGAGGCTGGGACGTCTCCTCGATATACGACAACGCGACTTGGCGCAAAACGAGACCTGAGGAGACGGCCATCTCCTCATGGGAGGGTGCTGGCTCCGAAGCCTCGCCGGTGCAGGAGCAGACCCTCTAAAAGATGACGAGTGCACGGCAACTCCTGTTTTCGCCAACGCATTCACAGGAGTAATGCAGCCTCGTCCCCTCCTGGTGCGCTTCTGTTTCCTCTCGTCGTTCAGGACCGGGAGCGCACCAGGGGGTTTTGGCCAGAGACGCCAGCCCCTTGCGCACGGGCAACTAACTGCGGCCAGCGGTTGTGTGCGGGGGGCTGGCCTAAGCAAGGATGCAGCCGTGCCAGCTGCAACCCTTAACCCCCCGGTCCCCTACAACGTGACCTTGGTGTGGAAAGCGTTGTAGGTCAAGAGCGGGCCGGGGGTGCAAAAGTTGGCCCGGGAGCGGTTCTTTCCCCTCCTGGTTCGTAACCGTTCCCGGGCCAACCCGTTCAAAGCTTGACTTCTGTCGCTGTGTTTGGAAGGTATGCAGCGACAGGGGGTGTGCTGGCCCCGGGGCTGGGTTCTCGATCAGCGCATGGGTTCGGTTCCCGGGGCCAGCCACCAAGATTTCTGTCTCTGTGGGGTACACCGACCCGACGCAGCGACAGGGGACCCCCCAGTCCCACACTCCGGAGTCTGGGCCGGTGTGGAGAGGAAGGCTGAGGGGTGCTAAAGCTGGCCCGGGGATGGTTGCTCCTCGTTGCTGTTCCCGGGCCAGCCACCTCAAGACTTCTGCCCGATGTGTGCGTGGGGGACTCTCACCCCCACTTCCCTCGCACAAAGGGCAGGGGAGTACGTTGGCCCGGGGGACAAGTTTCGGTTGTTTCCCGGGCCAACTGCTCAAGGCTGTCTATATACAACATCGCTTCTACGCGGCACTGCTAGTCTGCGTTCGCGGCCCTCGCGCTAAAATACCCAGCGGCGTGAGGGCCGCCTTTGGCACGTATTTAGATGCCTAGTTGTCACAGACCGTAGCGCGAGCACGACTGTCAATTTATCTATGTCACGCACGGTGTTACATGCACGCGCATGGATGAAAGGTGCCCGATTTCGCGGGCGCTCACGCGGCGCCGGAACGCTCATTGAGGTCATTTCGCATATAGATTTGTGAATGCGATGGCCGTCTATATTGCCTGGTCAACGACCGTCAACCATTCACACATCACAATAGACGAATGCCTACAACGATGTAACTATCACAACCGTAAATACGTGCCTTTCGGTTATTGTAGTTACACCATTGTGATTAGCTACTAAGCGTGACTAACCTTCAATAGCACGCACAGTTAGATCGACGTTGTCAACTGTAACGGTCAATGGATTGCCATAGATGGCAACAGGGAATGGGCCAGCGACGTTGTACCCACTAGCGACCACCGGCACAGGCTGGTCAGCGACAGCGAGCCCAGCCACAGTCGCCGTGGTAACCACGGTCCCAGTGCGAGCATTGGCCGTAGTCGCGTGGAACAACAGCAGTACCGACCCACTGTTACGAACGCTGAATGAGTCGGTGCCCGCAGTGACGACAGCTGACTCAGCGGGGAGGGCAGCACCACTAGGTACAGGGACGGTGGGGGTAACGGTGACAACAGCCATGGGTAGGTCTCCTCTGGGGGTTGGTTTGCTATGTAACCGTCAATGGACCACCGGCTACGGGGAAGGGCTCGTCTATGACCGCAGTCTCATGCGCGCATGGAGGACTCGGCCCGACCAAGCGTTGTGTGCGGGGGGGAAGGGGAGGGCTTGTTGGTGATGCGGACAGCGCTACGGGACCAGCGACAGCAACGCCTGCCAGAGACCGCGACTTAGTAGCGACAGCGACACACACGACACCTGCCGTGACCAAGCCCGAGCGAGGTGCCCGATGCAGAGCAACGGCGTGTGTGGTGCCAGCGGCACAGTCCATACCGGACAGCAGCGCCTTGTGTAGCGCCACGCCTCGCCCAATGCTTCCTGCCGTGATCAGACCGGAGCATGGTGCGCGATGCGATGCCACACCGGATGTAGTGCCAGCAGCACAGTCCATACCGGACGGCAGTGCCTTGTGTAGCGCCACGCTCCGGCCACTAGGTCCGGCGAACGCGCTGCCTACAGGTGTCTTGGTAGGCACCCGCGTAGCGGACGGTGCACCACCAGCAGTAGCCTGACCCGTCAGCTTGCCCTTGTGCAGAGCGACGGATAGGCCCGTGGCGCCCGCACATGAGACCCCCAAGCGTGCCGCAACATGGGCCATAGTGGAGCGACCCACTGTCCCAGCAACGCTGAGCCCTGCCCGTGACACTGACTTCAATGCCGCAGCTCGGCCAACGGTGCCCGTGGTTGCGAGACCTGCCGATGACGCGGCCTTAAGCGTGACCGCACTACCCAGCGACCCCGCAGAAGTCAACCCGGCAGCCTTGGCTACGTGAGTAGCAGCAGCATGGCCCGTGGTACCCACCGAGCCAACAGCCGCCAAAGACACGCTCTTACGTGCCACAGCTGATACGCCGGAGCCACCGAACGCGTAACCCCGGGGGGAGTGCAAGACGGTATTAACGCCTGGCCCACTCGCACCGTAGGGGTGGTTCGGGTCGTACGCCGTGCCGTGACCAACCTGTACACCGTTCAGGTGCACTTCGGAGTAGTCGGTGTTCGAGTCCCCATCGGACGGGTTAGTGAGGTTGTAACATCCCGCCTTGAAGTAGCAAGCGGTATCCGAATCCCCGGTGGTCAGGTCAAGCCCGCTAGCTTTCTGAACCCCGTTGACATAGATGTCACACAGGTGGGCGTTGACCACCAATGCGATGTTGATCCACGTGCCCTTGGTGTAGCTGCCCGCGTTGCCGGCATTGATGACGCTGTTCAGCTTCCACTTGAGCTGACCCAGGGTGTCATCGTAGTAGAACAGCACACCGTCCGATGTGGTCCTATGGCACTGGGCGATACACACCTGATCGTTGTGCGTGGTGGCGTGAACAACCTGTGTGACCATCGTCCGTATATACGCGACGTGCGGACCACCGGCGTTAGCGTCCCACGCTGAGACGGCATTGTTGGTCGGGTAGTCCAGCTCCCGTAGCTCGGAACGCACCTTAGCGGACGCGCCCGATGCTGTCGTGCTGCCCAGGGCGGGAGCACGCATCTGCACATAGGCACTGGCAGCTACCGGGTTGGACACCAGCGTGAACCACGGCGAATCCGCGTAGTCCAGGATGGTTGTCTTATCGGAAGGGCTCGACGGGATGTTGTTTGCAGCAGCATCGCCGATGGTGCCCAGCACACCCGAGCTGTTCTCAGGCGACTGCCAACGAAAATGCACCAACCCCAGTAGGTCATGTGGGTAGTTGCCGGTGAACGTAGCTGCTGGGGCATCTGCCTGGCCCGACGCGCCCGCGAAGCCGGACGCAGTCAGAGACCGCTTCTTGAGCTGGACGCCAACACCGGACGCACCGACGTAAGCCGTGCCAACAGGGTTTGCCACCTTGGGCATGCGGTAAGCAGCCGCGCCAGCAAACGCAGACCCGGTCAAAGACCGCTTCTTGAGCTGTATGCCCTGCCCTGATCCACCGGCTGAGCTACTAGCCACAATGGACGATGTCTTCTTGAGCTGCACTCCGCGGCCACTAGCGCCAGCGCAGGACGAGGCTACAGGACGGGCAACCTTCTTAGTGGTTCCCGTGCCTGACGTGCCAGCGAAGCCGATGCCGGCAGGCGTACGCGACACTGCCGCGGGCTTGAACGCGAGAGCAATACCGAACTTCGTGTTATTCGTTTGCGTGGCCAGTGACCGGGTACCGGTGGCGCCAGCGGCAGCTATGGTCTCATGCCAGAAGCCACCACCGCGAGCCAACCCCGACGTGACGTAGTCAACGTCCAGTGTGGCCCCCGAGGGAGTGACCCCCGTGACCGTGTGACTCGACGAATTGTCACCCCAGTACATGATCAGCATGTCGTTGGTGACAGTCGTAGTCACTGAGGGAATGACGATGGACGTGTCTGTCGTGACCGTGTCGACCACATTGGACGTAACGTCAGACGCAGTGTTGACAGCGTTCTTCAGTAGCAGCATGCAACCCGCGGATACCCCTACCGATATCTCTGATACCGCCAACGAGCCGGAGGCAGCACTTGCGGCCACTTCCGTCGATGTCGCTGCTATCCAGAACAGGCCACCCTTTGGCGACACCGTGTAGTTCTGGACAACGGTCCAACCACTAGGCGCGGTGAGGTTCTGCGCGGAGGACATCCCCAGGATGAGGACATCCCCCAGTGCGACCCCCGCGGGGTAAGGAACGTTATTGACAGACGATGTCGCCGGAATGGCACTCGGCGTGCCAACCGTGACGGTTATCGCCATGTCTACATTGCGGTGAGGTCAAGCGTGAGCGCGCCAACCGCAGCCACGATCTGACCTTGCGCACCGAAGACTTCAGGTACCACCTTCTGGAAAAAGACTTCACCCTGTGCCGTGATGTTGATCGCCGAACCACCTGAGGTAGTCGCAACCTTGAACACGTCTGTAGTCAGACCCGACGCGAGCACAAAGTAAACGGTGCCCTCGACAAGCCCCGTGGGAATAGCCTCCCCGAAGACATTGAAGAACATGACCCGGTCATCCGTGGTCAGACCGTGGCCGGACGACGTGACAGTGTCATTGGTGACCCCCGTAGAGTCCACCTCGCCGTATCCCTTGACCGCACCACCGAATGGCAGGTAACCGAGGAAGTTGCCAGTGTTGCCAGAAACCGCATTCCACAGTGTGTAGAAGCCATAGGTACCGGCAGGAACGTCGAAGGTAAGTGCGCCGGTATTCTGCTTGATGCCGGCTGCCGCGGCACCCCAGGTCACACCAAGACGTGCATACGCGGGAGATCCCCCAGTGACTTCGCCACCGATAAGGTTCGTACCGGTACCGGGATCAGTGAGAGTCTGGATGCCAATGAAGTCAGCACCGAGGGCCGCTGATTCATCCAGCGCGTCTAGCATCACATTCTTAGCGGCATCATTATAAGGCATATGGTCTCCTATCGACGAATGAGTACGATCAGCAGTGCGACACCCGCAACTACCAGGGCAATTTCAGCAAGACTCATGCCCCGCCTCCTTTCGTCTTTGCCTTATGGCAGACAATGCACAGCAAACGGCGCCGGGAGTCAGTGACTCGATACTGGCGAGGTACCACGTGATCAAGCTGCAAGGGACATCGGATACAGGCGGGATCTCCACAGACGCGATGCCCGCATTGCGCACACCAGGGCGCTACGAGCATCCTCGCCTGGCGCTCAGCGCGGTGAGCGGCCCCAAGCCCGCGGGCAGTGGTCTTCCGATGGAGTGGGCAACGGCTCTGTTTGCTGAGCCGTCCACACGTCAGGCACATCAGCATGGCGCTCCCCCCTCCCGGGCACGCGCGGGCAGGGGGCGTCCATCTAGTTCAAGTCTAGTGATGAAACCCGATGTTCTGTGCTAGTCAGTGATCTTGATGGATACTTCCTTGTGTGACATGGGGCACAAGATCATTACCCATAACAGCACGTCGGGGATCGCGGCTTTACTGGGGTCTAGGCCGCTCCTTCGCCCGAAGCCAGGGTGGGCAGTCCGCAGCGTGGCTGTCCCTCCCCTGGCACAGGGGGAGATACCTCCATAGGAGTACTCCCGAAGGGATGAAGGTGGCCACCGTGTGGGTCGCCTAAGGGGTACCGCCTCTTACTCCACCGGTTAGTCACCTCAGCCCGGTGGTAATACGCCTTAGGTGAAAGCCACTATGGACGGAGCTTTATGCCACAGAAACCGCCCCTTGCTGGGCACAAGACCTACCCCGCCATGCGCGCCCTGGCGGAGCTGCTGGCGGACGGGAAGCCGCATCGGT